CAATATTATCTGATTGTGCTCTCTCCAGCGAAGGTTCAATAGATGCAGAAGTCATAGCGTCAATGATGGCCGGAACACGCATTCCAGGTGAGGGGACTATAGTTGCAGAGGCACTAACAGCAATGTTGGGCGAGTGCACTATGCTGGGTATCTCCTCCATCAAGATCCAAGGAAAATCGTCTATGTTGTCGGGCTCGACAATTACCGCCACGTCGAGCCTCTGGTTTGGAGTAAAGTTAATCTCCATGCCGAAAAGGATAAAGTTAATCTCCATGCCGAAAAGGATAAAGTTCCCCTACTGTTCAATCCCTCCCAACTCCTTCAGGGAGCCAACGAAGGAACGCTTCTGGAGAGAAGATCTATCTGATTACATAAGGATAGCAAAGGTTCCCTTACGACCCATTCCGCCCAGCTCCTTTGACGAACCACCGAAGGAACCGCTCGGAGGAGAGGGTCTGTCGGAGTATATCGTTTACAAAAATAAAAGAAAGAGGTTGGGACTATGGCGGTTCTAGATCCCGGAGCCATCCTGGAGATGGCTGGAGAGGAGCTGGCCGGCGCCATCATAAAGAAGATCCATTCGAACATCCCGCCGCCCAACAAGCCGGCAACGATCAAACGCAAGGGCTCCAGCAAAACTCTGATAGATTCCGGTGCAATGGTCGGATCTATTGATTGGAGAATGAAGAAAGAGAATCCCTACGAGATCGAATGTGAGGTCGGGATATTTGACGAGGTGATAGCCGAGTATGCAAGAGTACACGAGTTTGGCTATCCGCCTGGAAACATCCCGGAACGATCCTTCTTGAGGTCAACGTGCGACGAGGAGGGGGACAGAATTCTCGACGCGGCTGAAAAGCTACTTGGAGACGATATATCAAGGTCATGGGAGGAGTAAGCAATAGGCGAACCCTCTTTGGCAAAACTATTAATAAGACAAACAAGCAAAACGATCTAAGAAAGGAACGATCCGCTTTATTTGCCGAGCTCATAAATATATGCGGCAAAGATAAAAAGATAATACAACTTGCCAGAAAATATTATCGCGAGGATACAACTTGAGAACTGCCTACAAGTTCAGGATCTACCCTAACAAGCACCAGGAGATTATCTTAGGTATAACCTTGGAAACTTGTAGGCATCTTTGGAATATGGCTTTGGCAGACAGAAAGAATATGTGGGAGCAAGAGGGCATCACACGATCTTATGAGGACCAGGCATCCATCTTAACCCTAGAGAGACAGAATAATCCATATCTAAAGGGTGTCCTAGCGCAGGCGGAACAAGATGTTCTTCGAAGACTCAATAAGGCAATGGATAACTTCTTCAGACGTGTTCGAGAAGGGGCTAGGAAGAAAGGTTATCCGAGATTCAAAGGATATGGCCGATACACTTCATTTACATATCCGCAATCTGGTTTCAAGCTTAACGGTACCAGATTAATGTTATCCAAACTACCAGGAACAATCCGAGCTTTTGTTCACAGGCAGATTGAAGGAAAGATCAAGACTTGTACTCTTAAACGAGATGGTCAGGGAACTTGGTTCATAATATTTGTGACTGAGCAGGAGGATCCCGTCAAACTGGAACCCAAGACAGCCCTCGGAGTGGATCTTGGAATATCACATGCAATAACCACGTCTGAAGGGCAGACCTTCGATTACCCAAAATATTACATTCAAGCTGAGAAAAAGAACCGGGCTGCTGAAAAATCTTTGCACCGCAAGAAACTTGGTTCCAAGAATCGCAAGAAGGCCCAGATCAGGCTTAATAGGATTAACAAACGTGTAACCAACTTGCGAGACGAATTCCAGCACCAAGTCTCTAGGAGGTTGGTTAATTCAGCAGACTTAATTGTATTTGAGGATCTGAATATTTCAGGTATGTTGAAAAATCATCACCTAGCGAAACATATCCAAGATGTTTCATGGGGGAAACTAATACGCTTCACGGAAAGCAAGGCTGAAAGAGCTGGCAAAAGCGTGGTATTAGTTGATCCTAGAAACACAAGTCAAAGATGTTCGGATTGCGGCCAGATTGTACTTAAAGATCTATCTGAAAGGGTACATAGATGTCCCGTTTGTGGTCTGCGATTGGACCGCGACCATAACGCAGCCCTGAACATCCTAACCCTCGGACTGAGGGGGATTGCCTGTGGAGAACTGACCTCCGGCCTGGGCATGCGTCCAGGTAGGCGTCTGTTCATTGAAGCAGGAAGCCCTTCCCCTTTAGGGGCAAGGGAGGAAGTCACTAATTGTGCCATCTGGTAAACAAAATCAAAATCAAGAGTGGGGTATTGTATTATGACAGCATCAGTAAGTATTGTAGAAGGAAACGGGGCTTCCGTTTCCTGGACAACCGTCACGGTGGGCCGGTATTGTACCACCGACGCGGCGGACCCAGGCAATTCCTATCCGCTCGTTATCCCGAGCAGTGGCTTCTACTTCAGCTACTGGAAACACCACCGAATGGCGTTCTCGGGAACCTACACGCAGCTATCGAACTTCCGGTTCTACACTGGCGGCACGATAAAGACTGACTGGAGCCTGGGAACCGGCGGGATGATCATTGTCGGAAGAAGAGATAGCTCACCTCACGGATGCCCGGCTGGGAGCTACTCACAGGCGACAGGAACGCAGGGGCAGTTCGGCAATTACCTGAAAGATGCCGACGTGGGCCATCCGTACTACAAAGGACAGACGATAGACCCGATAGATGCCGACTCATGCACGTCCGGTTCACCGCTAGTCTTCGACAACAGCGTTTATGGACCCAACGCCACCGGTGCCACATTTTCAGTAGTCCACCAGGCCAAAGTCGCAGACGATGCCACACAAGGTGCAAAGGGGAACCAGCTCTACACGGTGAAATACGACGAGATTTAGATTTAACCGCTTATATATTTCAGGTTAAATGGTTGAGATAGCTCCAGGAGTGCATAAGCCGCTTCTGGTTTACTTCTGGGTCAGGACGCTCGAAGATGGCCATACGATAGAGTGCCAGTTCGATCTGGACACGGGCGAGCCCCGAAGCTGGCTCCCGGTTCCTGACAAGCTAACTCAGGTAATCCTGTATCCGGTTTACCAGGAACTGTCTGACCTTATGGCCCAGTGGGGCGAATTCGGTGTTCCCAACAGTCGCCCAAAGGTCAAAGTAGATCTAAACAAGGATAAGGTTATAACGAAGGTCGAATTTCAGAGACGTTTCTTCTGGGGCCCCACACATCACGCAGAACAGATTATCCAGGTAGGCGAGAAACCAATCTGGAATCTCGTTAACGAGCTCCACTTCACGTATTACTATCTTTGCAGCAAATGTAAAAACAAGTTCCAGCTGGAGGGAGGCGCTCCGTTGGTCTGCCCCGCCTGTGGTATAAGAAACGAATGGGAGTGCCATAGGTGCGGCGAGATCAAGTTCGGTGAATATTATTGTCTCGACTGCGGTATAAAATGGAAACGCGATGGGGAATACAAGTACGGCTCAGAGGTCTTCTGCCCCAAATGCGGGCTTATAGCCAAACCCAAAGGCGAGATCAAAACCAAACCTCTTTTCCAGGGCGACGGTAAAGTAGAGTGCCCGGATTGCCTTGAGGATGGCAGAATCCAGGGGTTGGTCGAAATTGAGAACCTTGAGCTCAAGTGCTTCTCCTGGCTCGAGACAAAACATGTTATCGGTATTGAAGGTAACTACGAGCAAGAGATAGGCGACGACGAGATCCTGCGGAGGGATCTATCTTGACCAGCATCTATTTCCTGTACAAAGGATCCACTCCGCCAGCTCCGTACCAGGTTAAAGCAACCTGGGACGGGAAATACTTGAAGTTTACGAACCAGGTAGCAAGTCATGGGACCACAGGAGGCAATGCTACACATCAACACACAGTAGCCAACAAACAGTGTTCTAACGCTCCAGTTCTTAATGCCTACAGACGATTTGGGGGAGCGACGGGGCTATATTCAATGAACACGCACAGCCATGGCGTATCTGCGAGTGGCGACGCCCAGAACAACGATCCCTCTTATTATACGTTATCTCTAATTTATATGGACCTGACCGAATGGGAACTCTCAGAACGTCGCATCCCCCAAAACGCGGTTGTCCTTTCAGAAGCAAGTTTAGCCGCATGGACAGAAGTTGCAAGGTTGTCCGCACCAGATGGCAAATTGATAAAACTAGGCTCTCCCGGGTCCACCGGTGGTCGAGAAACCCACCAGCACACGGCTTCCGGATCACTCGCAGCGATGTCAGCCCTCCTTTCGCAGATGTACTATTATGAGGGGGAAGATCCGGTTGAATATGCAGCAAATGCCTCTCATTCGCATACGTTCAGCTTTTCAAGTGCTGCAAAGACCATAAAACCAGCACGAATTCAAACCCGCCTATATTATGCGATTGCAACGACGCTAAAAGCCGAAGCAGGAATCATAGCCTTTGTAGATGCTGCACCTTCAGCAAACTGGTCTTCTGTAAACTGGAACGGTAATCTTGTCGAAAGTGCAAATAGCAATCCAACACAAACAGGTAGCAACGACCACGATCATCAGTCTCTGTCTGGTGCAAGTTCAAGTTATACAAACGCCCAGTATACCGAAGGTGTGCTCAATCTAGCTGCTTATGATGCCCATTTGCATACTGTGACTGTTGATCTTCAATCAACTAGCAACGAGCCACAGTACGTTTACCTCTATCCGGTGAAACTTCTCAACACGCTAGTTCACGAGGTCACGTACACCAAAACCTGGAACATGAATGCGCTCGTATCGAAATCCAAACCCAAGACGTTCGAGATGCAAGCTACGATCAGGCGCGATGACGAGTTTACATATCCAGTAGATGGCCTGGTGCAAACCTCTTTTGAGAAGACGTTCAACGCTTCGGCAGCAGTATGTGACATATTTAATTTCACATGGGACGCGGACGCATTGCTAAAACGAGTTCCAACGCGCTCCTTCAGAATGAGAACATCGATGTTCCGGCTGCAAACGGATTGGGCGATGTCAGCCATTATGACTAAACCCTTCGTCCCGACTTCAATTATAGATTCGTTAGCTCGTGCTTACGTTACTCAGTTCGATTCAGTCCAGCAAGAGATCCAATCGATGGAATGGGCCAACAAAATCGAGAACGCCATCGATAACAATCTGGACGACAGGTGGGGTAAAGTCTACAAGCTTCCTAGAAGGCAGGCAGAAACAGATGAGGCCTATCGAAAACGACTCCAGACGAACATAGGGGTCATCACAGGAAGCGCGACCAAATCAACTTGCGAGAACACCCTTGATACCATAGTCGACGAACCAGGTGGGTCTCTTGTAGAATCCTATTGGCCTGCCACGGTTCGAGTCGACTTCCTGACTGACAAAGCATTAAGGAACGCCCTGAAGTTCCGATCGCTGATCGAGAGCACGTTGGACAGGATGCTTGCCGCAGGAGTCAGCTACTTTATTTACCTCTCCTATTTGGATTTCTCGATGTCAGCTCACCTAGCAGGCGTGAACTCCTTTGGGTTCTATATGGATGCTGCACTGATGAGCTCTTTCGGCTGCACGTTCAACCTGGACGCTAGAATTGTAGATACGGATGAGACTGACTTCGAGATGGATGCGCTTGTCCAGAAAGAACAGCACCTGGAGTATCTTATCGGATGTACTCTGAAAAGGACTGCGTTGTCTCAATTCAACCTATCGACACGCATTATGATGACAAACGACGAGAGTATCTACATGTCGGTTCTCCTCAAGATTTCCAAGTCCACAGGATTGCCTATTGATGCGATCATCCAAAAGATGGGTATACCAAAATCGATCACAATGGATACCAGGATGACACGACCCTTCTCACGTGTCTTCTTCATGAGCTCTAAGTTAGTTATCCAGGGCGAGGCTACAGTCAACATGAGTGCCAGGATCAAGAAGTTTGATGCTCTCAAAAGCTTCCGGGTCTCGGCCAGGCTTCTCAGCCACAGGTCAACTGGTTGGCAGATGTCCACCAGGCTGGTCACGGAACAGTACAGGCGATCGGATGGGGTGATGGTAGTTTGATACCAGTAGTAATTACGAAGATGCCGAACACCAATTACGTTCTTGTCTCATTCGATCCCACGCAAAAAGAATGGTTCAAGTCCGAGCCATTCCCCGGGAATGTAAAAACCGTTCTGTCTACAGTGTGGTCTTATGGCCCCTCCCATCTGGCATTGGTAGAAATGAACGACGGCAGCCAGCATGTCTACCGCACACCTGATTATGGGCAGCATTGGGTTGACGTCTGGACACCTCCCTCCAAGATCTACGCTATGAAACAGATGGACTTCGGGATGGTCCTGGCAAGTGCGGAAAACGGCTGGTACAGAACCGTAAGGCAGGGTCTGGAATGGACAAAAATATCGAGCCAGGCGATAAGCTGTGACGATTGGTGCCAGATAGGAAAAGATATCCTGCTGGCCCACGACGGAAGGTACATCTGGAGATCGTCAAACCGTGCAGTAGATTGGTCAAAAGTTTACGACTGTGGTGCAAATGTGTATCCTGCCATAGCTGGATATTACTCAAGAGTATATGTCGGTTGTGGCACTGACCTGATAATGAGCGATGATTTCGGACTGAACTTCACTGGGGAATACGCCTGGAATATTGCATATCGTCCGTGGCTCCCCAACTGGTCGTCTAATATGATCAAAAAAATCCTTCTTACGCGAGTAGATGGAAAAACCATAGAAGAATGTAAATTTTTTCTACAGACCCACGACTTGAGCGATAACACCTTAAAGCACTTTGTAAAATGGTACGAAGAAGGATATGGATACTGGGGGTGGACATCGAAATTCACCCAGCCTTATAACATATCGGATGGACTCGATGCTTATCAGGTCTACGTTCCAGGAACGACAAACCAGACTTTCATGCTCATTTCGTCGCAGACAAAGGCCCAAAGCGGAGGAGGCTATACGATCTCTTTTAAAAAAGCGATTGATGGTGGCGATGTCTGGGTAGACGTCGATCTCTCCACTGCTAAAATTTTCTCTACCGATCTATCGAAATACGAAATCGGTGGTGCATTTTTAGAGGATTCTTACGCTGAGTTGGCTTGGGTTGGTCCCGCATGTCACAATTACGGTTATTGGCTACGATCTGACAAGTGGGAGATGAACCTCAGCTTTGATGTGGCCGCCAATATGTTAAAGGCTCGGAAAAAAGAGTTCAACGTCAACTGTAACGTAAAAAAAATACGTACCAAAACATTCCAAAACGATGCCCTTTTACAGGCAACAAAACAGGCGAGTTGGCAGTCAAACGGTCTCTTCAAGAAAACGCTCGAAACTGGGTTGCTCATTGGGGCGCCTGTCATGAAGACAACAGGCAAAGCAATCGACATGGACGCCATCGTGGTCTTCAATAGGACAAATGTGTTCGATATGGACGTCCTCGCCCAAAAAGCCATTGAACACAAGTTCATCATGAATATGCCTGTGCAGGATACTTTCGCCAAAGGATTCTCAATGAGCACAAATATGGTCAAGTCCTATTTCGAGCTGCTGTTCCTGCTGTTCGAGAAGTATATCATGCAGGAGCTGGACATCCGACCGGAGAACTGGTCTACTGATGCTTGGGGGAAGGACAGGAGCGAGTTCGAATGACACTAACTATTGGAGATGTAAGAAACGTCCTGAATATACCGGACAAAGAAGAGCTATCGGATGCGGTTATCACCCAGAACATGACCTCTGCCGGGATAATGATAGACGCCATCAATAGAGGAGGCGCATCGGGACCTATAGTAGACGAGGCAAAACTCCGGCTGGCATCTTACCTGTCGTATCTCTCCACCGCAGACCACATAGTCCACGACCTTCCTGGCGAGATAGACCAAGACGAACACCGGTGGCAACCTACAGAAGATGTCATTGTACGAGAGAGATCGGAAAAGCTGGCCGCCCTTAAGCAAGCTTCAGACGAGGCAATAGCAGCGATGATATCGACCTTCAGACGCGGCCGCAGACCAATGATGGGTAGCGCGAGGATATCGTGATAGGCTCGGAGACAAAAGACAAACTGCTTGCCTGGCTGCCCACGATCCTGGCCGGCCAGGAGCTGGAGCTTATAGAGACGGCCGACTATATGGGTAGCTATCCGGTTCCGTCGATGAGCATAAGTTACCTCTCTGCTGGCCCCATCCAGAGGTGGGCAGGCGCTGCACCAATGAGCATTCTCCCCAACGAGAACGGAGACTACGATGAGAAGTACGGCCAGCACCACAAGCTCACGATCTCGATCGGGTTAAGGTCTTACGATTCCAGACAGCTAGACGACATGTCAAACGATTTCTTGAAAAAGATTTTCAAGAACCGCCAGCTGCTCTCTCTCCGACGAGACGGGTTCTGTTTCGTTGAAGTCCTCTCCAATCGGATCAGGCTGACGGAACGCGACGAGAAATCATCGAAAAAGATCTATAGGGCCATCTTCGATTTATTATTTGAATACGAAATCTGCTGGCTAGGCGATGAGCCTGCAATAATGAAGTTTGGAGCTGATGTAACTGTTCCAGGAAGCGATCCGCTTCATCTTTTCCAGGAGGTTCTCGAAAAGACGGTAGGCTTTGCGATGAGTTGCATATTAGTTAAGGAGTGAATGATCGGTATGGCAGAAAAACAGGTTCTGAGGGCTCGGCTAATTGACCACAAGATGCGTGGTAATATAGACGAGGCAACGTTCCAGAGACTTTATAAGAGGTACGGGGGGGACGAGAGGGCGCTAGATAGGATACTCGAGATCCCAGTAAAAGAATAGACTTATTATTTTCTTTAAAATTTTCAAGGAGAGTGGGGGAAAAAATGTTAATTGGAGATCCATTCAAGTACATCCACCACACGGCCGAGATACTAAGCGTAGGCAAAATATCGCTCGTTATCGGTCGTGGAGTAGGTGTAGTGCTGGATTATGCCGACAGAGGCCCTGCGATGGAGATGTTCGGGATGGCACGAGGCAGGGATGCTCTCTCGTATTATGGCGCTGGTCCGCTAGTAGATGCTGCCATGATGATGTTCGATCAGGGTGTCAATGCGGTCTACGGGTTCCGAGTAATGGGCCTCGGGTATGCCACGGCAGACGTTGACGTTTTCGATAGCAACAACGTCAAAGCAGGAACCTTCGTAGCACCTTCGGCAGGCACACATGGTAACGTTCCGGTAATCAAGGTTGAAGACAGCCTGGTAACCGCATGGAACAAAGAGAGGTTCAATGGGGATGGAACCGCCGGGCCCTATGCGTTAAAGGTAGACGACATCGACGAGAACAATGCAAACTATGTTACAGTCGCAGGCGTGGCCAGGACGATAGTATACGCGGAGCAGAACCTCGGCGAGAACAACGCCTATATCAACAAGGCAACGGGAGGAGTCCTGTTCCATTCGTCCAACAAGCCAGGCAAGACAAACGAGATCATAGTAGGCGTCAAGCACAAGACCAGACGTGTAGTGATGACTGACGGTCTCAATCCACCCGAAGTTATCTCGAACGTCCAGAGCGTTCTTCAGCTCGCCGCCAAGACACGATATTCAGCCATAGCCAACTATGTCCCGGCGATCGGATCAACTCACCTACCGAAACCCGTGATAACCCAGATGGAAGGTGGAGACGACGGCGCCGAACCTAACGGAGACGACTGGGTGCTGGCCTTCGAGTCCGCTCTGAAACTTCCTGGAGGCGTAATACCGACCAGCGTAACCACGTCACAGTTCGAGCTAACTCCTGGCGGAGACGAGCTCTTCCCAATGATGGACGGCTACCTGAGCAGGATGGCCGACCAGTGGACGCCGACGTTGGGCTACATGTCTGCCAACCCATACGCTACCAAAGACGAGATCCTGGAGCTGGCGACGGGCTACAACAGCATGTGGTTCACGATCATAGGCAACGGTTGGCACAGAGATGGTCGAAGCCTCGCACCGGCCCGAGCCGGCATGGAGGCGGCTGTAGAGCTTGGCTCAAGCACTTCAGAAGAGATCAACGTGCTGAAAGGTATCGGGAACAACCTGCTCTACCAGTTCAGCGACACTGACCGCGAGGAACTGACTGCAAACGGCATCGATGTCCTGGAGAAGGAAGCTGGAATTAAGCCTTACGCAGCGATAACCACGAACCGCGACGAGAACTTCAAGAAATGCGTCGACATGAGGACGATCAACTGGAACCAGATTCTGCTGAACAGCATAGTCAAGAGGATGTACCACGCCCGAAGGACAAAAGAGAACATGGGCCGGGTCAAGTCCACGATGGAGTTGCTGCTGGAGGAACAGTGCAAGCACAGCATCCTGGACGACTACTCGATCGCCGTCTTGCCCAACCCGCTAGACCGAAACAAGGTTGACATCGACTTCTGGCTCCAGTGCGTGGGTCACATGCAGAGGTTCCACACCGTACTGAGTGTCGGATACTGGTCAAGCAACGTTGCGGAGTAGGGAGGGGGGTGATCAAAAATGGCAACAATAGGAAGCGAAGTTCTTGATCCTCGGAGGACAGGTTCCCTGGCCCAGTACGCGGGCCTGGGACCCAAGGTCTCGCCAGGGTACTACCAGGAAGCCACGGCCTTCAACGACATCATCATCGATATCGCTGGCGTCTACTTCAAGCTGCGTTCGTTCCAGTACACCAAGAACCTCACCGAAGACGAGGAGTACGGAAGCGGCGGGCATCTGCCTTGGGATATCGTTGACAAACAGATCGCCATCACAGGCAACTTTGAGTACGCATCGTTCCTGAAGAGCGGCGAGCCTGCAATGTCGGAATGGCAACGGCTGGCACTACATGCTCTCCTGGAGAACCAGGGCGACGAAGGCCAGGCGTTGTTTTTCAACATCATCGTGATGAAGAGAGAAGCAAGCGGCTCGGCTGACTACGGAGACTTCATCGAGGCCCTGATCTATTGCAAGGTGACGAGCAGCGGCAGAACGTACCCGGAGAACAACACCGTAATAACCCGGCACGAGTTCAAGGCAATGGGAAGACTGCCTAAGTAAAGGCATCATTCCTACTATATAATTTAGAGAGGATTAAAAATGGCTAACAAGAAGAAGATTGAAGAGATGCAGGCCAAGGCCAAAATAAGGCTTACGAAACGGCTCGTCGGAATGGGCACTAAATTCAGGAAGGATATCACGGTGCCCGTTTATGGAGGTGTCGAAGTAACCATACGGCCTCTGAGTGGCGGCGAGCTCGATACCATTTCGGAACGAACCGGCTACACCATAGACGAGATCACTGGTGGCGGCCTGGATCTGGATAAGCTAACGGAAGATGAAATCCAGGAGATCAAGGATTCAGGAGACATCCCGCCCGCATTGCTCAAGAAGATGGATCTCAAAGATATCTCGGTGACTCCAAAGATGACTCGGTTTCTGGGCGAGCTCTGCAAATTCGGGATTGCTCCAAAGACAGACGAGGAAGACGTAAGGGAGATGGTAGACGACATCATCGGTTTCGGCAAAATGATGATCGGAATAGAGATCATGAGCCTTCTTGATGTCAAATACCAGGAGCTCGAAGATTTTTTCGCACTCCAGAAGGACAGCTCCTCGGAATCGTCCACTCTACAGGATACCGTTTCGCCGACAGAATTGATGAGTTAACCACGACACAATTGGCCTTCGTCTCTCTAATCGCCGTGAACAAGATGCACATGGACGCTGGACTTGGTCCAATCGTGGAACTAGGCGCCGACTCCGGCCAGACCGTAGGCCACGACATGACACTCATGAATGAGGTCAAGCAAGCGATATACTACGATGAAGGGCCTTATGCCGGGAAACTCGAGGAACTCCGAGAATCCCAGGAAGAACGCAGGATGGCGATAGAACAGAAGATCATCGAAAAAATGGATAAGCTTCGTGACAAGGCATGGCGAAAAGATTTCGATCAGCTCCGCAAGAACCAGGCCGGTATGAGGCGAGCTATCGATGATCAGTTGGTAGAGATTTTGGATGATGATGATGGCAAGGATGTAGACGAAGACCAGGGGGTAGAAAAGGAATGAAAGTAATCTGGGATATAAAGATATCCGTAGCAGGCGGGCCAAGTTTCCCGTTGTCCGGCTTCTTCGAAACTGAAGCTTACGACGTTATCGAGGTCGTGATTCCCAAAGAATCATCGGTTCCTGTCGAGGTCCAGCCGGGCGAGACCGGAGATGTCCTGGGGTTGCTTATAACGAGCACAAGATACTCCGATCTCACCTTCAAGGTAGACGACAGCGATCCCCAAATCCTTGACGGGCCACTTCCGCTAATAGGCGCCGGGCTGGTCAAGATCCTCGGACCAACCCAGAACGTGATCCTGTTCGAGAACGAAAGCGATGCGACAGACGTAAAGGTAACCATACTCGTAGCAAGAACCGCAACGGAAGAAGGAGTCTGAGCCTGCGACCTAATTGAGTTAGATTTAGCGCGGACGTCGTCAGATGGCACTCAGAGATCTCATCATCAGGCTGGCTATCCAGAACGCTGACGTAGCGCAGCGTGTCGAGGCACTCAAAGAGAACGTCAAGACCGTCAACGGCATGACGGCCCGGGCGTCCATTGACGTCAACACTTCTAAAGCAGTTGCATCACTCAACCAGCTAAAACTACAGATCCATGATCTGGATAAGAGTTGCCTCAAGCTCCAGGCTAACTCGACGATTATGAGTTCCGCTTTTAGCTCCCTTTCGTCGATCGGCCACGCTGCTACGTCAAAACTAGCCGCCGGGTTTGGATTAGTTAATTCGGCTATGGCGTCTGTCGCCGCTCAATCAAGTGCCGTTACGGCGCATATTAAGAAAAATTGGAATGACATCGAAAGCGACATCAAAAAAGTAGCTGCCGTTAGCACTGGTTTTTCCATAGGCTCGATCTACATGGCCGCAGGCGTCCAGGCCAACCTAGAAACAATCAAAGGAACACGAGGCGAGGAGGCGGCGGCGGCATACGCTCCATGGATAAAACAAGGAAGAAAATTAAGATATACAGATGAATCCACACGAGGCCAGCTTGCTGAAACTGCTGCCAAATACCTCCGAGGCACCTCAACCGAAGACCAGATACAATTTCTCACTCTACTTGAAAAGGAAGGAGCCCGGGAACGGGCATCGCCCGAAGCACTCGGAAACGTCATGGAATCTTTGGCAACTGGACGTTTATCGACGATCAAGAGGGAATTGCCGGGGATGGGGATAGACGTAGATGCCATCCAAGCTCGTGCTGAAAAACAGATGGAGAATCCGTTCTTTATGCGAGCCCATCCCGGGATGACAAAAGAGGACGTAGTATCTCAAGAATTCGTCAAAGAGTTTACAAAATGGGGCCAGGAGACAGAGATCCCCGGTGTAGGTAAAACTCTTCAAGACATTAATGTAGATCTCGAGCCCATCGATAAATTCAAGTCTGAGATAAAAGATATCTCGACCACTCTCGGCGATTCCCTTAAGCCAGCTCTTTTCGCAGTTAACAACGTCCTCGAAGCCTTCAACGAGTTCCTGCAGAACGTTCCCGGTGCCGGGCCAGTCATAGCCATAAGCATAGGATTTGCAGCCATAGCGTCAACTGGCATCATCATGGCGGCAGCGTTGCTAAGTGCTTCAACTGCTTTAGGGATAAGTTCAGTCGCTGCCGGCGTAGCTTCCGTCGCTATAGGGGGGCTTAGGCTTGCCATGACTCTTCTAGCAGCCCATCCCATCATTGCAGTTCTCCTTATCCTGGCGACCATATTGATCTACGTAGCCACTCGCACAGACCTATTGCAGAAAGCCTGGGAGAAGCTCCAGGGGATCAAGGTAGGCGAGATCATAGGTGGCGGGATCGCTTTTGCCGTTGCCTTATGGGAGAAGGGGGTCAAACTTGCCATGTCCCTCTGGGATATACTGATGAATCTAGGAAAAATGGGCGGGATTAAACTGCCACTTGCATTAGCTCTCGGCCCTCTTGGACTGGTCTTTGGTATCGCCCTTCCTCTCGTCATAAAGCTGCTGACATCGATGGTCAACTGGGGAGAACTCTCGACCAACGTCCTGAAATTTATTCAGCAAATCCTGGAGGATTTACTGAATGTTTTCGAACCGGTCTCCAATTTCATCAAAAAGATTTACGATATGTTTGTATGGCTGTCAGAAACGCTCGGTATCACAAAGCCTCCTGAACCTGGAGTGACGAGGGGGGGAAAAAGTGTCGAGATGCCTTTAGCCGGGGGGGGCGAATTCAAACCGTCAAATATCCTCGGAGGTGCTGGAAATTATTATATCAAAGACTTACTCGAAGAGCTTGGTTATTTTTCCGACATACCAGAAGCCTTACTTGCGATGGCTAGAAACGGGATCACTCCAATATACGATAGCGCCGAGCAACCTGGTGGGGTGGTGGCACCCGGCGCGACAGAGCCCGAAAAGGAGCCCGAAAAGACCAGTAAAAAGTATGATCCTAACCTCTGGTACAAGACCGATGCTGGCGACCTCATCACCGGGACAATAGCAACCGAATTAGCAGCTCGGTTCGGAGTGGACTACGAAGGACCGTTTACAAAGGAAGGCCATCCAGTAGGCCAAACAAAAGCCGCTCCAATAGGAAATGTGCTGAAGGATATTAAATCGGTTATAGAACCCACTCCAAAGGATATCAAACCCATCATAGACGAGAAGCCATTTGTCCCTCCACCAAAACAGGACATTGTAGAGGCGTATGATCCTAAGTATGATCAAACCCTCTGGACATTCGGCGGGCAGGAAGGAGCCACGATTACCAAAACCGGCAAGATGATGGTCCATGGTCCGATTGAAGAAGTCGTCCCGATGGCCGAAACTATACGAGGCCCGGGAGCTGTTGCCAGGGCCCTACGTGACCTCGACCTCTTCCAACGTTCACGTCCGTTCCTGGAGGGTGACCAAAAACAGCCTGGACAGGTGATTAGCGTCAATTTCAATTCTCCATTGATCGGGGAGGCCACTATTGCAAGCCAATTCGACCTTGAGGATCTGATGTGGCAGCTACAAGGCAAAATCGCGGATAAGATCTTGAGAGAACTAGGGTATCTGAGGGGTTGATTTCATGCAGCTAAACGACAAAGGCGGGCTGTCGAATCCGTTCGAGTCGACGATAGATAGCTATGGCGATCCATTCCAGGTAGAGATAGGGTCGATAAAACTCGGGATAAGAAGTATGGTTAATCCCGACCAATCCAGGACGAACCCTATTGAAATCAAATGGAGCCAGGAGAATAAGGTCGAAGAACAGGATACTCCAGGTGATAGACCCAAGACGGAATGTACCATTTCAAACGGACTGTATTACTGCACGATATCGTTTGCCACCAAGCAGAAGGATCTTTTGGAGCAAGTTGAGAAGATGAAAGCAGGACCTCACGTCGTAAAAACCTATTTCAAAACCGCCTGCATGTACTTGATGAAAAAGGACGTCACGCAACCAAAAGGCATGAAAGATCCTAAGCAAAACGTCGTGCTCAATCTCAAAGAGGCCTACGATGCTTAGTTGCACGATGACTATCGGAGGTAACGACGTATCTAAATGGGTCATGAAGATCCATTGCGAGCAAACGATAGATTGCAGGAAAGACCCGGACAAGGTAGACATCCAGCTATCGAACACCAAACTTCGATGGCGTGGCAAATTTGCCCCTAACGACACGATCGAGTGCGTTGTGCTTAGAACAGCCTATAGGAACGTTAACGGTGGATGCAAGGAGACTCGGTATCCTCCAATCCAGCTATTCAAGGGAGACGTCCAGAAAGCATCCACTGATGAGAGGATTGCCAAAATAGAAGGTTCATGCTATATCGGGGGCATGTCCGGCAACCTTCCCAAAAACGTAACTTACCACAAAGGGACGCCTATCGATTTCATAGTTAACGATCTGCTTGACCAGTTCGAGTACAAAGGAGGGCGAGCGCCTGTTGACACTAAGGTATCAGTCCTCCCGCGTAAAGATCTGATCTATAGAGCAGGTACCGATTTTTTGGGCGCATTTCAAACCCTTGCCGATCTTACGGGCTCATGGTACTTCGCAGACGAGTACGGTATATTCTATTATGTGGATCCCAAGATCCTAAAATATGCCAAATACCTGAACGGCTACCTTCTCAATGGAGACGACACTGCTGCACTGATAGGCTATGCAAACGTTGTCCAGGTGATTGGAGGTACGCCTTACAGACCGGATCAGATCGGCGCAGAGATCCCGACTCACTACCCGACCCATCGAGCCAAGGAAGAGGACGTCCAGGCTTTTGCAGCTAACGGCCGGATTGAAGCTCCGCCCGTCTACGTTCCGGAAGCCAACAAGGAGACATGCGAGAAGATGGCTAAAAATCTTCTGGCTTACTTTTCACAGTTTGAGGACCATTGCAAACCAATAGTTGTAGGCATATGCCCCGCACCGGGAGCCTACGTTACATATTCTCCACGGAACGGAGCAGATATTCTCCCAACACGATGCGATGATGGACCAATTCCTGTCGTGGGCAACGTTACTGGCGTAATCGTGAGACGAGTAGTCGATTACTCCACCAAAGGGCTCATTACAGAACTCGAAGTTTCGACCCAGATCAAGACAGCCGAAAGTCCTTATGGAGATCTATCAGGTGCTGGCGATGACCTGGAGGGTGACGCCGACAAACTTGATAATATGCCAAACGAAGTGCTACAAAGGTTACTCGATCTCATAAGCAAACTCTTCCCTGGATCCGAGGGGAGAGAGACCGCGAAAGAAGCCGAAAAGCAATGGGACGCAGTCGGAATCAAGTTCGATGACGTTGGCGCATACCGGACTGATGCCAACGGAAACATCGTCCGGCTGAGTGATGAAGAGGCGGCTTCGTATATTACCATAAATGAAGCTGCCGCATTGCTAGGAAAGGATTTAACATGAACGCCCGAGACAGGAACATCAATTCAGCTAACCACGACGACCGGATGATAGGTCGGTTTGAGATCTGCGAAGTCCAGGATGTCGGGCCTCATCGCCAACCGTGGGAGGGCGACAAGGATTTCAACTGGGTCGAGGTCCTGCTCAAGAACCGGATGATCCCCAAAGAGGGAGAGGGATCTGAAGGAGACAAAGTTTTGCGTCAACGAGTCCTATGCTTACAGAGGAATCATGGCAAGTTCCAGGGTGAAACCTGGGCCCCAAGGATAGGCGACATGGTACTTCTCGCATGGATCTATGAGAATACTGCTTACATCCTCGGCACGGTCCCATCGATCGAACAGGAGCCGGTGTGTAGACCGAATAGCACGGCCAAGAACCCGGATATGGTTATAAAGTGGGCTAAACATAAAATGCCTACCAAGCTTGGCGGATTTGAAGACTATGTTGACTTTCCTCTTCCCGAGCACCCGGACTGTCTGAAGATCTGGCACCAATTCCAGGATCATGTCCTCTGCCTGGACTGCAAGCAGGGCCACGATACGCCATCTTGCAAGTTCTGCGACCACATAGACAAGATCCTGCACTCAAGCAATCTGAAAGCCTTCTCCTTTGAGTCGGACACCACTCGAGATAAGCCCTGGAGGAACAGGTACACCCATCACTGCGGGTCGACGCTCTGGTTCGACGAAGACGGCCTGATCCACTGGGAGAACCAGGTAGCCGAAGAGGCACGATCTCACGGTAATTATTTCCCAGACGGGACAATCGAGCTCCATTCCGGCCCCGACGACCAGAAAGGAGCTCGGGTATTGCTATATGGCGATAAGTCTGCTTATCCCGGCCAGGTCGAAATCGATAATCTAGTCAATGCGGCCCATGTCAAGATCTACCAAAACGGCAAGATAGAGTTGAACCGACGCAATGGTTTTATAATAATCGAAGAGAACGGCGAGATAGTTCTGCGTGGACCAAAGATACGATTCGAAGCCGACGTGATCGAAACGATAGGAACAACAGTAGGCGTATCCGGTTCGCAAGTAGTTAACATCAGCGGAGACGAGGTTAACATCACCGCCAACACTGGATCGTGCAGCCTAATCCCACCGCCCCCGGAGGAATAGAACGATGCCTTTCGGCGATATGAGATTTAACGGAAAAATATTCGAGACAGGGATATGCAGATGCCACGGCTGGGGAGACCTAGTCCTAAATTCGCAGGGAGATATAGACGTCGTAACCGATGAAGAAGAGTGCATCACCCAACGGATAATCATCTGGATGGGCACCCATAAAGGAGAACGTCTCGACCCGACCATAGGCTGTGTGATCCACGATTATATGCACAAGCCCATTACGTCGCAGAACATGAAACACCTCAGATCGGATGCTCTCTACCAACTCCAATCGATTTTTCCAGATTATGATGTGAAGATCGACCTGGTGATTAACCAGGACGAGGACCAACGCAACAAGGTAACCATGTATGCCTGGATAGGTAAATTTGAGGTCTCTCTTAGGGTAGACAAAGAGGGCTTCAAGGAACTCTACGAACAGGTCAGAACTACCTTGAGAGAGATGGGATTCGGCGCAGTCTGGAAGGAGAGATAAGATGAACGAGATTAAAACACCTACGAGAATCGTAGACGAGATCAAATATTATCTTCAGAAGAGACATCCGGGCATCAGGGACTTCTCTGATTATTCGATGAACTCCATCCTGACGGAAGCCATTGCCATCCAGGTTTACCTATTGTACAAAGCAATCTACCAGAAGGGGTTAGACCTATCCATAATGACGGCGACAGGCAAGGCGTTGGATGCGTTGGTGGTAGATCGGCTCCCAGATGGAAGGTATCCTGGAGCCAAGTCAGTCGGTCAGGTAACTTTCAAAAGGGTCGATGGGGCACCTACGACGATCAGCATTCCTGCCGGAACAATAGTTGCGAGGGATGCTGATCTTTATGGTCCGGTTTATTTTGTGACGATCGCCTCGTGCCAGCTCTTGCAGGACGAAACTGAAGTAACAGTGGATGCCCGGGCCCAGGAGGCAGGCGAACGGGGGAACGTCGCCGCCTACACTATTGACCTCATCATGACGCCGATCCCTGGCCTCCACCAGGTCGAGAACCGACTGCCATTTGACGGCGGAACAGATTTCGAATCTGACGCTGACCTTACGGATCGCTACGTCTACACCGTCTGGCAGCCCGGCAGGGCTACGGTCGAAACACTCGAGGAGCACATCAAAGCCATAAGCTCGGCAGTCAGGGAAGTCAAGGTGTTCAGTCTGGGGTTCGGAGACGTCGAGATAGTCGTCGACTCATCAGACGATATAGAGGATCCTCCAGCCGCGATCTGGCAAGCTATCCGGGAGAACCTTGCCGCAGGATGCACCTCCATAGGCGTAATTGGAGCTCGTCTAGGACCAGATGGAAATCAGTTCGGTCTGGAGGATACAAAAGGCGGGAAGATCTTCATCCGACCTACTGAGACCACAGCGAACACCGATGACGTAATACCGATCAGCTACCTTGACATTCTCGGAAGGAACCGTAGCGGGTCGGTTCATGTTCCAGAGAGGACGCCCCGAGGCCTAATCCTGCCTGTAACTTTGGAAGAGGAGACCGACCTGGCAACTACAATTATAAGCGCCGATTATAGTGATGACAACAAATACGATATCCTGATGGGGCTCGGCGAACCTCCCTACCTCTACATCATGCCAGAGCTCGTTTATGTGAGCATCTCTTTCAAGGCTAAACTGACGGATACTCCGGAAGAGGACCTCTTGGCGAATGTCGAGCAATCGTTGAGGGATTGTCTGAACGCATACGCTATAGGTCTCGATGTGGAGTATTCCGATATAGAGAAGTTCATCCACATCGATTATTCCAGCAGAAGAGAATTTGTGGGCCTGGACGAGATCCAGGAGTTCAAGATCACAGTGAAAGGAGCAGAACTTGTCAAGTTCGGCGACAAGTTCGATATAGAGAACGATGAAAAGATAGTTGCTGGCGCCATAACACCAGAAGAGGTTGAGTAACATGGAAGGATTGGACTATCCGACACTTTTAACGGCCGCCCTGGCGGTTGTCGTTGCGTTGGGGGGCGGAGTTGCCCTTGTCAAGCTCAGGAGCAAGGCAGTAACGTTCATGGAAGAAGCGGCAGAGATCCTACGGGACATGTCGATGCTACTTGTTATGTTCTCCGCAGCCATGACAGACGACAAGATCACGACGGAGGAATGGAAAGAGATCGGACTAAAGGCGGTCGAAATCAAAGATCATGTAATGACACTCAAAGAAGATCTCAAAATCTGACACATGATAGAGAGGGGGTATGCACAGATTCGCACTCATCATAAGTCTGCTGGTCTTTTGCAGTATCATGACCGCAGGAGACGATCAGATTGCATTCTGTGATGGAGATGAAACTCACTGGGCACTTCTGGATATCGATGTTGGATTCGGATTTGGATGTTGTAAAATTCCAACTCCAGAAGCTTTGTTAACCACAAAAATGGTAGAAAATGGTGCTTACGAGTTCAAATGAACGACACAATAGGGATATTCATCTCATTCGTAGTCCTGATACTCGGATTCAGCGTGTTCTACATAATGTGGGATAACTCGTGCAAGAAGTGGCTCGAAACGGCGAAGGCACGGTGGGAGTGCTGGCGACGGCTTCATGGTTGGATGGATAAGACCGAAGACCTGCTTGACGAGATGGTTGACGATCCGAAAGAGGTTGCGCTTTTCGAGGAAGTTAGGCGAGCACGATGTGAGTTTGATAAATCCCAAGAACACCTTAAAAAACATTTAAAGGAGAAATGATTTTATGGACGGCAATGGCGGAAGTGATTATAGGACGATTAGATTGTTTGTAGTCGCCCTCGTAGTTTTTGCCATACTACTTGGAGGGGGACTTTGGGTAATGGGCTATTTAGGTTATGCAAACGTTCTCAAAGAATCCTTTTCTGGATATGGTACAGTCGATATAGAGCATTATACGGGAAACACGATGGACAGAGCATCTATTGAGAATGCAAATTTGACTTACGAGGCACATAGGGTCTGGGGGGTAGACGATGATAAAGAAGAATTCGTAGGTTATGTCGAGATAAGTGGCGCACGTGGTGGCAGCAAGTTCAAGAATCGATACGAAGTCAGGTCTCGAGGCGCTGGATATGCTCATTATTACGGTGCGTTCAATATTAGCGGCGAGTTCTCGGGCAGTGCTGAAATAACGGTGATCACAGGATCCGAAAACAATCCAGCGAGCATAAACAGCCTCTTCTTGATGGATAGCAAACGAGGAAACGCAACTTTCACCGGCCGTGTTTATAAGTATCAAAACGGAAAACCAGCGACAGAATCTGAGACAGAACTTGTAGGAAAGTTTGCACTTGAAAGCTATCTAAACGTCACAGAATCTCCCAAAACGCCGGACGATTGGCTAGGGTTCTGTGCAGAAGTAAACGCGGGCCTGCCTGATGGCCTCATGATACTGCCTGCTGGCACGACGCTAGAGGAAGGTAAAATAGCACTCGACAAAGCCAAGAAAGGCGCGGGGTGAGGTGATTGAAGTTTGGGAAGATCGATATAGGCTCGACGGAAGCAATCAGCGACTACTTCCAGAAGAACTATCCCAGGACAAGCCAGATCCTCGGCTCCTTCCGACTGTTCAATTCAAAAGAGATCGCCGCACTCCTCAAAATCCTCCAGCCAGGCCTCCAGGTAACTTTGCATGCCTTCCGAGGCCTCCATGCGCCCGGGAACGCTTACTCTTTTCCCAGGTACATTAGGGTCGAGAGAGACGGCGAGCTCTTTCGCGTAACCAGAGAGAAGGCCGTGAAAGAGAGGACACCTGTATCAATACCGGCTCAAGACGTGGCTGAAATCTATCTCGACACGGCAGAACTCGGGTTCATGTTTGCAGAGATGGAAATGAACGTCTCTCGCAAGTGGCCTCCACCGGACAGGTTCCAGATTTGATCTCAAGATGAGCGTAGCTCAAGACAAGATCCTGGAAGCGCTGTCCACGGATCCGGACGGTGCTCTATCGATCCTGGCAGTAGCTCACATGCTCGCTATAGACGAGAGGACGACGGAAAACGCCATCCAATCGTTGAAGAGACACAAACTAATTGATAGACGTGTTGGCAGGGGCCCCCGAGGGGTTCCTGTGTTTCTTTACTGGCGGTGTTAAAATTGAACGTATACCCTCAAAACGTTCAACCTTTTTTTGATCTGAGATATCTTAAAATATCAGATATATCCATGTAAATCCTTGAGGGATTTTGGTTGATAGAGGAAAAGGATCACATCAGAATGTCCAGGCGGAAAAGCATTATGGTAATGTCTCCTCTTCTAGTTCTTATGATATCAGGCGCTTTCGAGACCGAATCCGGGGGAGCTGGTCAAGTCACTCCGCTAAACGCTGCCATGCGAAACAGCTCGGTTGATATCACACGGTCATCAACCGTCGATATCAGCGCCGAACTCAGCAGGACACGTGCTCTGCTCGAAGCGGTTATTGACGTCTTGAAGGTAAAAGGCATATTGAGGACAACCGACATCGTATCCGCCGTCGAGATAGTGAACTCAATGGGATTATGCGAACCTCTCAAAAGAGAAGCGGCGCTTATCGATTATTTAGAATGAGCGGGGAAAAATATAAATACCAATCATGCTTAACTTAATAGGATGAAAAAAAGGGATATGGACCAAATAAGCGTAACCGTGAACCGGGGGTTGCTGCGTTATTTGGACGCCGCGATCCTGGAAGGGACATTCGAAAACCGTAGCCATGCGGTCAGAATGGCGATAAGAAGAATGAAAGAAAATGCCTGACCCCGCAACGGGCCAGGACGGAGACGAAAATATGCAAGAAGACCTTGCACCTAATGATATAAATAACTTTGCCGAGCAAAGTATTGACCTGGTAGCCAGATTAAACCAGGCGCTTGATAGGACAGAGGAGCTGGAATTGCATATCGAAGAGCTGAAGATCCAGCTCGACGACATGCAGAAGCTTCGCGAAAAAGACCAGCGATGCGAAGCCGAAGCGCGACGGGAGATGTGGCATCTTCTCAGGTCATCTTTACCTCAAAAATCTGACCAGGATAATACCTATTCTGAAGCTCTTCTTCTCATGCTGGCCGGATCCGGCGGAAAGATATACTATTCACAAGCCAAGAAGCTTCTAGGAATGAAAGATTCAAACTTCTCGCGTTTAGTCTCCTCACTGAGCAACAAAGTAATCCTACGAAGGATGCCTCATGACAAGCGCCAAAAGATCATCCAGCTCAGGAGTGAGGAGCAATAACGATTGTTACCAATACTTGCAGAACTATGATAACTAATTTGTAAATAAATAGCGGCAAAACAAAAACCTGGAAATCCCCAAAAAAAGAGAAAAAACACGTTGAATTTACGTGTTTTATATATATGTATTATTTTGGAATAGGAATAGAAAGTAAATAAGAAAAAAGAAAAGAGACTAAACTGGTAACCTTCAAAATACTTATCATACTTGCGAAACTATTTTCTCCCTCCAAAAAGTATAAATATCCCTAATCCACAAATAGTATCTTCATGATACTAAAGTCTGGTGTCTGGGAAGATCCTATCAGGGTTGCCACCATAACCAGAAGGATCAGGTTTGACGGCCAGAAAAGGCTATCAGACTTTAGTTTCCGAAGGCGCTCAACCAGAACCCGATAACTTGGTATCCCGGCTCCCCCAAGGCACGGCCCAAAAACCAGGTGTCCGGGTCAAATGTCTTTTTTCGGTTCTAATAGAATCCTCAGCCACATTTTTACCCCCCCCATTATATATCACAAAACCAGTAACACTCACAATCACGAGCCTCACACGCAGCACCTACCAATACCGATTTCAAGCCATTCCTATATACTATGGCGCGTTTTAAATACTCCCCACCAAAAATAATATGCCAATAATAACACACTCCCAAACAATCATAACACTTAACATTTTGAGATTAACACAAGACTATCTACCACATAAAATAAACAAACACTAACCCAAATTTTAGCAGCGCCTACCAATAGCGATTTTTGTAAAGACCATTTTTCAAAAATTTTTACATAATCACAATAAATAAAGTAAATCCCACCGCTAAAAAATATTATATCAAAACTAATTAAACAAGTTTACAGATGATGAAAAGCCCCCGTCCCCCGTATCATCTGATTTTAATTTTAAATGTTGCAAGATATCAGTTACTTTTAAATAGCCGTTATGCTCTAGGTTTAGGTTATCCAGAGGTCGAAAATAATGAAGGTCCCGGTATCTGATGTTTACGTTCCAGCATCTAGGCGAGCTCTTGATCTGGAGAAGGTAAAGGAGATTGCTGATAGCATCCGCGAGATAGGTTTGCTCTATCCTATTACTATTGTTAAAAACGATATTCCTGATGCCAAAGAACCCTGGAGACTTGTCGCCGGCAGGCACCGCCTGGAAGCAGCCAGGACGGAGCTTAAACAGGACGAGATCGAGGCCACCGTAATTGATCTCGACATGCTGCATCAGGAGTTGGCTCAGATAGATGAGAACCTCATGCGTGCCAGATTACATTTCATCGATGAAGGCGAAGCCCTAGCCCGCCGAAAAATCATTTGGGGGATACTATATCCCGAGACAAAGGTCGGCGGAGACAGACGCAGCCAGGAGTATATATCAAAATCAAAACGAAATGATTTCAAGCAGAAAGGATTCGCTCAGGATGCGGCTGCCAAACGTCACGTAACCCCCAGGACTATCCATCAGGAAGTCCAGATAGCGACACGGCTCGCGGGACCTGTTAAAGATCTGGTGAAGAAAGAGGATATGCAAAAGGCGGAAGTTCTTCGACTGACCAGGTCCCCTCCAGACGAGCAGATGAAACTTGCCAAGATGATCGAAGCCGGCGAGGCCAAGACCGTCCGAGAGGCTGAGAAGTTACTCTACAAAGAGAAGACGATCCAACGAGGTAGGAAGGCCAAGGTCCAGCTCGATGCCTTGTTTGAGGTAGGCGACTATGAGGAGCTCATGGGTCTCATGACCGAGGGCAGTATCTCGGCGATAGTGTCCCATATCCCGCCAGGAATCGATCTGGAGGCCTTCCTCAAGCACTCTATCAGGGTGCTTGGCCCAGAGGGACAGATGGCACTCCAAACCACGCCAGGAGGTCTGAGACAAATCCTGGCCCATATCCCAGAGGATCTAAACTATGTCTGGACGATTGCAAACCTACTCAGCCATACCACCGACAAACCCGACGAGATCAGGTCGAGTTGGTTGCCAGTCGTCCTGCTGGCCAAGAATGGGATACGCCAGGGAGGTTCGGATGTTATCGTGCGGAGCAGCGAGAACCTCAAGTCTACAGAAGATTGCGCGGTTCAAATAATCAATCGCGTCAGCAAACCGGGTGATATAGTCCTGGACCCCTTCTTAGGAGAGCACATCATGTCTTTGATGGCCGCGCACATAGGTCGAAAGTTTAGGGCTATATCCAAAGACCAGGAATCAGTCGACCTTGCAAAAGGACGTCTGGAGGCTCTCCAGGGAGTCCTCTTCCAGATCTAATCTCTTTTCTATCGTTTTTTATAGGGCAAAAGTTTATATAACATTTTATGATATCTATAGTTCATGCGAGAGCTTGAGCTACATGGTGATATCGAAACTATTTTTTCAGAGGTAAAAGAACAGCTTGCGGCCGAACTAAACCAGCCGGTGGATACCTTGAAGGCCGTGGGCCTGCGTTTCGTACTTTACGACGAAGAACTTGACCAGGTGTACGAACGACAGGCTTCTTCTGCTGATTTCAATATGCGGAAGTTAATTCCGGCGATAACGGACGAGCTGGGACTGAGCCAGGCCTGGAACGTAGTCGTCAAAACGATGGCCGCAGTAACTTCGATCCTCGAACGGGATAACCTCGCCCACCACGATTCTATCTGGTTTGTTGATAACTACCTGGAGGAGGGCCTGGAGGGACTGAAGCTGGCGCTGGTCTTCGAAATCCTTGACGTCTTTCCAGAAGACGAGCTGGAGGAAATCAAACGGGAGGTCCAGGAGCAGATCAAAACCCTCATCGATGCCTATCTCACGACTCAGAAGCCGCAACCAATGAGAGACCTGGTTAGGCTGGCGTCCAGGACGATTCAGGTTCACATCTACCAGAAGGGTGATGAGGTGATGGAGAAATTGATCGAGGAGATGAAGGTGGGATCAAATGCGACTGAAATTCTCTGACCCCCGGGTCCAGGCAGCTCTGGACGAGATGGAGAAATCGCAGGGCAAATTCAGATCGGAGATGACCCAGATTCTGAAACGACTAGAAGATCTGCGAAAGATCCGTTGTGGAATCGATATCCTGCCGGAAGGCGATTTTTGGGAAGGCAGGCCGCTCGAACCAGAACCCGAACCAACTCTGGAAGATCCTTATACAGAAGTCTGGGGTATTGTAGGCGTGATAGGCCTAAGTGATGTCGAACTGCTAGGCTTTCCCGCGTTAACCGAAGCACTACGTAAGTTCGAGGGTAAAGAGGTACGGATAGAGATAACGAGCAAAGAGTTTATTGATGAGATTCTGGAGGATTGGTGAAATATGAAACTAGAACCTGTAGACCCTCTAGCCGGATGTTCGAACGACTGTGATGATCTTGCGAGAGCGAAGAGGATCGCAAGGGCAATGGCTGCCAGGAAGGAGATTGAGAGAGACATCCATGAGTAAGACATATTATCTTCGGGATATCAGCACTATCAAGTTTCTTCGTGGCCTTGCCGACAAAATAGAGTCAGGCGAATTTGAAGCTGGCCATGGATACGTGGTGGAGAGGAAGACCAAAGGCCGCAAGTATATAAAATTCACCGGCCTGATGGAGATCAAGTTCTGGCTAAAAGATACCTCCATCGAAGGAAAGTCATCGGATGAGGATGTAGGATGGCCGCCTCCCTTCGGCGACGTGTGGTGAACAACTATGGCCGAGCACAGAAACGATCCTGACGAAAAACTATCACCTCCCCTTTTGCAACGTTTTGTAGGCAAGAAATGTGAGATCCAGCTCCTCTCGGGCAGGACAGTAATCGCCGTGCTCATCGGCTATCGGAAGTATGAGCTTCTGGTGAGCGAAGGAGGTTGGGAGAAGGTTATCAATAAGCACGCAGTAGCGAGCGTATCATTTAGAAGAGACTAACTAATTTTGGAGTGATTTCATGGTAAGATGTGACGAATTCTACAACAAGTGGCAACGCTGCGGAAACTTCTGCGAGAAGCATCCCAAGACGGCCGAAAGGATAGAGAAGTTTCTCGATAAAATCCTGCCCCTTCTCGAAGAAGAAGTGGCAAAAAGTGAAATACTGAAAGGAGCCCTAAAACCGAAAGGGCCAATCATCTCAGAAACAGCATCCCGTGAACTTCTTGGCGAAGACGAAAAAACTCGCCGGGAGATGGCAAGGCAAATAGTAAAGAAGGCAGAAGAAAAGGCAATTGACGGAAAGCCCGTAATGGTGACAGCACCAGAGGTCAAGAACATCTGGGACGTGGTTCAACGGACGGCTGAAAAGAAGTCCAAGTTCAACCTGACCAACGACAACATCGAGTGGGCTCGGTACACCTGGAACCCGGTCACTGGTTGCCTGGGTCCGGATGGAAAAGGTGTATGCAGCTACTGTTATGCCCGGGACATCTCCATGCGTTTCTACCATACCTTCGAGCCTACGTTCATTCCCGAACGCCTTCATGCTCCGCAGAACACAAAGGTTCCGCAGAACGCCATAGAAGAGCCTGGGTATAAGAACGTCTTCGTTTGCTCTATGGCCGATCTTTTCGGTGATTGGGTCGACAAAACCTGGATCGAACGTGTCATGCTGGCAGTTACTGAGGCACCCCAGTGGACGTTCATATTTCTGACCAAGAACCCAAAGAGGCTCCTGGATACAACCTGGCCGGAGAACGCTTGGGTAGGGACTACTGTGGACGTCCAGGCCCGGGTAGAGAAGGCCTGCGAGGTCTTCAGAGATCTTGAGGCTCCGGTGAAGTTTCTCAGTTGCGAACCTCTCCTCGAACCTCTGGAGTTCAACGACCTGTCGATGTTCGACTGGATGATCATAGGCGGCCAGAGTGAGGTCAGCTCCTCCCCGGCATTTCAGCCGGATTGGATGTGGGTCGAGTCTCTATTGATCCAGGCCCGCAAGTTCGGCCTGAAGGTCTACTTCAAACCGAACCTGGAGAGCAGACCGAAGGAGTTCCCGACATGAATAAACTTTCAAAATGCCCAAAATGCCTGTATAGGTGGGAACGACGGGTAAAGGCTCCCAAAGCCTGTCCGAGATGTAAGACCAGGCTCGATGTAAAGCGAAAGATGTCCAATCTAATATATACGGACAAACCCAAAGATTACAGCAGGTTGGATCTCATCACAGAAAAAGGAGAGATCGAAAGTTAGTGAGGCAAAATGACCATCAAACCGAACCAGGAGAGCAGACCGAGAGAGTATCCTCTGAGATAGAGGTGATAAAGATGCCTGTATTTCGATACGATATGATTGACCATGATATAGTAGAGAATGTGCGTGTCTGCGTGAGACACGATCAAAGTAATTCGTATCCGATCAATATACCTGATATGAGAACGCGGGCCGTTTTTGCTCAGGAAATAGAGGAGGACAGACAGTATTTACGTGATCTTGAGAACAAAGTATCCATGCTACAAAATGAACTCAACGAGCTGAAAGAAAAGAGCTCTATCAATAAAAGGCTCTTACGTGTCGAAGAAAAAGTAAATGCAATCGACCACCGACTAAAACTCGACAAGATTCTCAAGGCAAGCTACCAAAACCCATAAATATCAATACACCATATTAAACTACATGGCAGATTTAGGAGGGCAAACAGGTTGAATATGTGGGAGGAATTCCTCTCGGATAGGTATTATCCGAAAGTCTTGGATCTAGCCGAGCATTTCCCGGACAGACGTAGCCTTTACGTTAACTTCCGGGACGTCGAGATATTCAACCCGGAGATGGCGGATCGTATCCTCGAATCGCCACCACAGGAACTCAGTGATGCCCAAACAGCTCTGCGCTCGGTCGACCTACCGCTTGACGTAACCTTCGATGAAAACACGTTTCTTCGTATCCTCAACCTCCCCTTAACCCAACGATACCGTGCCAGCCAGCTCCGAGCGGAACACGTCGGCAAACTAATAGCTATCGAGGGCATGGTCCGGACGGCGACGGAGATCCGGCCTAAGATAGTCTCAGCGATGTACAGGTGCCAGAGGTGCGGCCAGGAGTTCTTCAAATCTCAATCCGGCTTCCAGTTTGACGACAAGAACATTCGTTGCGACAACGATGCCTGCGATAGGGCCGGTCCCTTCAAGTTACTCCTCGACCAGAGTCGTTTCATCGATGCCCAACGGTTGCGTCTGCAAGAATCCATCGAGGATATAGGAGCCCGATCCATCCCCCAGATCCTGGAGATAGAGGCCGAAGGAGACATAGCAGGCACAATAAACCCCGGCGACCGCGTAATAGTCAACGGCATAATCACCTCGTACAGGAAACCAGGCAATATTGCCCTATCGAACTACTTCGAACTCTACATGAAAGTTGTCTCAATCGAGATGGAAGAACAAGAATATGAAGAGATAGACATCTCCATGCAGGACCAGGCCGAGATCCTGAAGCTGGCCCAAAAAGGAGACGTCCTCGCCCAGTTCAGGCAATCAATAGCTCCTTCAATATACGGAAACGATGTCATAAAGGAGGCCCTCTCCCTTCAACTCGTTTCCTCGCCAGAAGTCAAGAACTTTGACGGAACAGTCAACCGGGGCGACATCCATGTCCTACTCGTAGGAGATCCTGGTGTAGCCAAGAGCCAGATGCTCAGGTACATGGCAAAGATATCTCCCCGGGGCCTCTACACCTCCGGCAAAGGCACCACGTCGGCCGGGCTCACTGCGACCGCAGTAAAGGACGAGCATGGCGACGGTCGCTGGACTATAGAAGCCGGCGCTCTCCCCCTATCCGACCGGGGCATCTGTTGTATAGATGAAATGGATAAGATGAACGAGAAAGATAGAGAGGGGCTACACGAGGGCATGGAGCAACAAACCGTAAGTGTCTCAAAGGCAGGCATCTCCGCGACTCTACGTTGCCGCTGTTCCGTCCTGGCCGCTGCGAACCCTACTGCCGGAAGGTTCGATCGAGCCGGCATAATAGCCGACCAGATCAATCTCCTCCCCACGCTCTTGAGTCGTTTCGACCTAATTTTTATCTGCCTGGACGTGCCCGACAAAGACCAGGACCGCGAACTCGCTGATCATATCCTGAACGTGCGAACCCATCCGCAATCCAAAGCTCCCGTCATAGAACCGGCGCTCCTTCGCAAATACATAGCCTACGCAAGGAGAAACATCTTCCCCGAACTCTCGGAAGAAGCCGGAAAGGAGATCAAAGAGTTCTGGCTGTCTTTGAGGGGCCAGTACGGGGGCAAACCCAACCAGCCCATTCCAACGACTGCGAGACAACTCGAAGCTCTCTACAGGCTGGCATCCGCGTCTGCAAGGCTCAGACTCTCTGCGACTATCGATGGCCAGGATGCCAAGAAGGCAATCGACCTGACGGAATACTGCATGAAACAGGTCGGAGTCGACCCGGAGACCGGCCTGTTCGACGTAGGCGTGATAGACCTGGGAACTCCCAAGACGGAATCGGACAAAACGTTAGTCGTAGAACGCATAATCCGAGAACTAGGTCGGCAATCCCAGGGCAAAGCAGCCGAAGAGGAGATCCTGGCAGCAGCCTTCCAGCAGGGTATAGACGAGGACCGAGCCAGGAATATCATCTCCAGGATGAGGAGGGATGGGCGATTGGTTGAGCCACGAAACGGGTTCTACTCGTTTCCATAACGCTCTTCCATAGAAAATATTAAATTAAAGGACTGACCTTGAATATCATGATGGAACAAAATACAGTCACGCTGGAATCGCTGAAGAAGATCGGGTTCAACGAGACGGAGGCCCGGATACTTGCAGTTCTCGATGCCTCTCAGTTCAAGACGACCGTCGAGATAGCCGACGAGCTGCTCTACAAACAGTCCCAGATCAGTCGGGCCACAACGCGCCTGGTCGATCTAGGTCTGGTTGAGTTCGGCGAGATCAAGGGCTCTCTAGGTCGCCCGATGAAGGCGTACAGGTTGGTTCCATCTGCCCTCTGGAACTATCGGCATAGGCTCCTGTCAGAGGCCAGAAAAGCAATCGAGGAGATTGTCTGATGGCCAAAGATCTCAGTATCAACGAAAACCTGATCAAAATCTTTGTAGCCACTGGCATGAGACCCGAAGAAGCCAAGGTGCTGCTCTATATGCTTGATGTCGAAGACGATGCGGTCGTCCAGTCATATGCAATTCGAGCCGCAACAGGCATGAGCCAGCCCCAGATCTCCAGGGCCTTCCAGGGTCACATCAGACGCGGCTGGATAGATGGCATAAAGCATCTCGGGTACATCCGAACAAAGAGCGTCCGGGCTATCAAGATGGAGATCCTCAAAAGTTATCGGGATGTCGTAGCAATGGCATCTATATAGAATTAAAAAACGGAAGGAGGGCACGCATAATATGATAAACAAGATAACCTTCAAGGCGGACGAGCGGCTAGTGATGGCACTCGATCTGCTCCAGAAGGAAGCCAATTTAGATAAAGACGACGTGATCAACAGGGCGATCTACTTTTACCTGGATCTCGGAGGTCCGGACGGAGAGTTCCGTCTCAAGATGCAACACGCACTCAAAGACATCTTCGGTTTCAACGACCTGGTAGGCCTGGATAAGTTCATCGAACGCCAGGTAGCTTATTATCTATCCCAAAAGGAGCCATCGCCGCCTCCAAAAAACACATCGGACCCATCTATCGTTGAGCAGATCCAGACGTACAAGCCAAAGTTGGACGATGCTCTTGGAATTCTGGCTAACGAGCTTGATGGTGGAAATGATATAAAAGCGGAGGACGTTGCTGCACGATCTGGTCTAAATGTATCCCTCATGTCGCGAATGCTATCCCATTTCGGGATTAATTCCATTCGCAAACGTGCAAAAGGCAAACGATCAACCGTCTACGAGCCGGACCAGCTAGACAACGTGAAACAGGCCCTGGAGGGATTGGCAGATGCAAAATCATCATAAAACGGAGATCGCTGAAGCGGCAAAGAAAGGCGCGCTTAGTTTTCTAACCAAAGATCAAATCACGGACCCCAACGCATGTTCTTACTGTGGTGGACAACTTTGGTATGGGCAATATTATGATCGCAAGTTGAAAATGATGAGGTTCACAGAGACACGAAGGTGTGGAAAATGCCATCGTCTAGAGAGGTAAAGCGAAAAAAATATAAGCTGCGGAGGTGAACAAGGATATCAGGATAGGCTACGACAACTAAAGTGACTTCTGGATAAGATCTTGGGGTTCTAATTGTATCACCACATATACCTTCCCCAGGATCGCTGTCGAGGCCTATCCTGATTTCTTCTCTAAATGCGACTCATTAAGCGGATCGATATAGACGTTTTCATGGTAGAGTCGACTGACGGCGACAAGTGCTACCGTGTGGAGTACGTGCGGGGTGTCTGGGTCTGCAATTGTACCGGCTTCCTCATGCACGGCATGTACCAGGACAAAGATTGCATCCATATCGCAGTAGTCAAGCAAAAGTTCCCAGAGATCAGTCGACGCGCATCCACGATCAAAGTCCGTTGCTCCAATCCTCTAGGATACGAGATAGATATGCTGGCCTGGGCCAGAGGTGAGGTCTAAAGATGCAGAAGTTAAGGGATGACGGAATGGAAAAAGACAACGATATCCCCGATCTGGTTGAGGTACTTGCGGTACTGATCTGCTGGATTGGTATGATTGTTTTTGTGTATCTCTCTCGATGAAGGTGGTTAGCAAACATGTGTAACGTTTCAGGTGTAAGCAGGGCGATGATAGCCCACGGGTTGATAGAAGCAGTAAAGCAACTGCCAAATGGCAGGAGTTTTCTTCTGAAAGATGTCGTCCAGAACATGAATCCTGGAAATGCAGCGACTCTGCTCAAGTTCCGGGGTCTTATCAGGTTGGCTAATAGGGGGCCCTACGGTAATCCCCATTCTTGGAGAACCACGGAGAAACACCGGAGGCTTCTTGAATACTGGGAGGAGCGGGGGGTATGACATGAACCCAGTTGAATCGATGGGTCTACTCGTGATAGGTGGAATCCTAATCTGGATGATTTGCACAAAGATTACAGATAGTCGCGATCTCCCCTATCCGATGGAACATATCTACCTGAAGAGGCTAGACCCGGAGGTGGGCACGAAAAACCTACCTCCATGGACAATTATTAATGATTTCAAGTGGACGTATTCAGAGTCAGATCGAGCCTACATCGCGTTTCATAAAAACCAAAAATTCAAGTTACTCCAGATCGCAGCTCGCGGAACCTATGCGGTAGCAGTAGAACGCATCTTTGGGTTCGATATGACAATTTAATAGAAAAAGAAATAAAGTATGACCGATGCAACTTCCGTTATGAATCCGGTGAAAAAGTTACTGGAGTTGGACAGGCAGGCCGGCGAGAAGCTCACGGCCAGGCTGGAAGAGGCGGAGGCTTCTGAAGGCGGTAAGAAAACCAAACGAGGGCTTCAGATTGCGGTCTCCCTTGTTCTCATCCTGGGAGGGTTCTTTTTTATACTCGTTGGTGTGGGGATGATCGCAACGTTAATAGGAATACCTCTCGGTATAGGATTCCTTCTAGCTGGGGGTGCTCTAATCGCAGCCGGCGCGAAGTTCTGGAATTTCAAACCAGGGACGGAAAAAGATATAAGTTCAGGAGGTGCATAGAAGACCTGGGACGAGCAGAACAAGTCGACTTACCCTATTTGTCGAATCCCTTCGATATCTACACCTCCGCTGGCGAAGCGTCCGGTGGCATCCGGGCCGGCGGAAAACCTGGTCGGCTCTTAGATCACTCATCCGTTGAGACTGCTCGTCCCGGTTCTTCTTCTCTTTAGTCTGCGGCAAACAGAGGTGTTTTTTGATGGATAACGAAGAGTTCATGCGCATAGTGGGTTGTCGAATGGCTAAATGTCTATCAGTGCTGGAGCCAAAGGGGAAAGAGTATTCTCGTTCACATGACCGCCTATGGAACTTCCGGCGAGCTGGCGAGATTCTAGGAAACACTCCAGAAGACGCATGTCTAGGAATGATGGTGAAACATTTCGTCAGCATAATGGATATGGTCCGGGACTGCAACGAGGGCAAATCCACCCCACAGGTGACCAAAGATGAGAAGTTCAACGATCTCCATAACTATCTCTACCTGCTCGAAGCCCTAATCAGCGAACACAACAATCCGACGCTGGAAGATGATACCGAACTATGAAATACTTAGATGAACTGGATTTAACACCATTAGAGTTTATCTGGCTTGGGATAATAATTATAATGGCGACAATATGGTTGTTCCTAATAATCATATTGATTAGGGTATTTATTTAGGATGGAGACTTCTGGTGAGTATGACCAGCCAGTGCGACTCCTGTGGCGCCGAAACATGCGAAGGATGTACTGCCGTCCCTTTTATGAGCATCGAGACAGATGACGGCCTCCATCTCATCATTCCTCCGTGGAACAAGAAGAAGCCACCAGAAGAAGTGAAATCAAAATGGGACGTCCCGATCTATATCTAAAACCATGAAACCAAGATCAGCTAAAGCAAAAGGACGCTCGTTACAGAACGAGGTCCGCAACCAGATCTGCGACCAGATGTTGATCTCTCCGATAGACGTTCGGTCCACTCCGTCGAGCTCATCAGGCTGCGACATAATCCTATCCGGTGCGGCTAGACAAAAATTTCCCTGGGCCGTCGAATGTAAAAAGGTAGAACGGCTCAACGTCTGGTCTGCCTGGGACCAGGCCGCCAGGAACGCAGCCAAAGAATCTCTCAATCCTCTCCTAGTGATCAAAAGGAACCGCAGCGAAACGCTGGTGGTCCTCAAGTGGGACGACTTCATGGAATTAAACAAGCAGAGGTGCAAATGTCCTCCGACAACGCCCTCGTCTTGACCTACGATAGCAATTCAGACATCTACGAACTTGTAGATCGCGCCGTGGGGCAGCCAAACGAAAAAGGAATAACAGTCCTTCGAACTCCAAGTCTCTTCAGTGCTCTCTCGTGCGCAGAGTCCTATCTGAGGGAGAACCCGGTTGAATACGGTCTGAGGTTGCGTGGCTTCAATTCGCCTCGTGAAGATCCTGAGCCATCCAGTGGCGATTGAGATCATGGTCTCACCAGTAGCGATGCGGATGACCATATTCCTGATCAAACTATCGATACTGACTATGATCTCCAGGTAACTTTAAATATCATAAAAACTTATTTAATAAACAGGTGGGTTTAGATTGGACGACAAAATCCAAATCGAAACAATTGCCTGGCGAGATATTGAGCAAGATTTCATAGTCGAGCTTCATGCAGAAAAGGAGGTGTACCAGGAATTCTTAAAAATACTAGGCGACAACCAGCCTGAAAAGCAATATATCACCGCTCGCCACGATGGCAAAAAGGTTCTGGTCCGCACAATCCTAAACCGCGATCAGTTGAACAAGCTAATCATGCTTGCGTGCCCGGAAAGATACATGAAGCTCCAGGGTGAGATTGAAAGCGCAATTATCGAATCAAAATTACGGTAAGGAGTGATTGAAAGAATGAGTGAACTAGGCGAAGCGGTAGACGCCATTATGGAAACGGCACAGAAGGCATCGCACATCAATTACGACAGTCGTGGAGACATGGAAGCCAAGAACAAAAAGCTGAGGATGATCTCACAGCTTCTTGGCGACATCAAAGGATACCTCAAGGAGGCCCAGAAAGCCGAAAAGGACGAAGCGGCCATGCTAGGCAGCATCTTCCTCACCGACAGCCGGCACGTCTCTCTGGACGAGTTCGAGGACGTTCTCGTAACGCCAGGAGAGGATGTACCAGCGGGCGATCTTGCAGAGGATATAGCCAATCCACCCGGCCTACTTTCTGGAGGAGACGACACGGAGGTATCTTGAGTTCAGGCCCCCTCCCCCCCTCCGCACCTCCCCCCCCTCCCCCGGGATCAACCGCCCAGCACAATGAATCACAGGACATATCCCTGCGCTCGGCACCGGGTACATGTTGTCCCGAAATGCAAATCAAGGACGGCATATGCGAAGGCTGCGGGAAAGTCTACATTGCGCAGAGGCTCGACGCACTTTACGCCAGGATCCCGGACTTCAAGTGTCTCGAAGGCTGCTCTCAGTGCTGCGGCGCGGCAGTCCCGATGCTCGAGATAGAGTCCGAGAGGTTCAAACACAAACGCCGCACCACGAACTTCCACCATTGCCCACATCTTAAGAAAGGCAAATGCGACGAGTACGACAAGAGGCCGATGATCTGTCGAATGTTTGGCACCAGCGAGCACCCCCATCTCAGATGCCCGATAAACAAAAGCCCCAAGAAGCTATTGACACTGGGAGAGACCAACGAGATCATGAAGGAGTACGAGACGTTAGCTCCTCTCGGCCTACCGTTTCTGATCAAACGAACTGGATCCATAAGGATCATAGGCAGGCGAGCATGAACTGGGCTCTATCGTGGGCAGAGATCGTCGCGATTGTGGCATGTTTCCTAGCAGGATTCCTGATGATTCCCATTCTTCGCGTCTTGGGGATCCGGGGGCGAACGTGAGCAAGAAACGTGACATTCTAGCAGTCATCGCATCACTCATCTCCGTATTATCCTTCCTGGCCTACCTGATATCAATTCTTAACGGTAGCGTCCCTATTTCGACGACCACGACCGACGACGGCCAGCAGACGATAGTGTACTTCAAGTTCATAGACCAGGGCAATTACTACATCCTAGACTACAACGATAGCCTCCACCAGGTCGGCAAGAAAGACTTTGAGGATGCAGAGATCATGAAACCAGTGAGGATACGGAAATGACCGACAAGCTAACAACACATATCAAAGGACTAAGATATTATCACTCAGGTCACTCAGCATATGCAGCAAAACCGGATTGCATCATCGACGAATCACCGCTGCAATTCGATTACTCCCTTTACCCAATGCCCCCTAGCAAATCGATGCTATCGAGCATATTATTTACTCCCCCCACAAAAAGTGATATCCGCGAACGCCTGGCAGCATTAGCACACGATCAATGGAGCGGCTGGATGAAGTACCTATTCAAGAAATGCCAGATGAACGATGACGGCACGGTGACGATTCCGGCCTGGGCAGTCGAAAGATGGTCCCGTCAGATGTTAACGGGATATAAAGACCTGCCAGAGGATGAGAAGGAGAGCGACCGGAAAGAGGCCGACAGATACCTGATGATAATCAATGAGAACGGGAGGTGATAGATTTGATAGATAGGACAAAGATAGACGAAGCAATTAAAGAAATCAGTGAAGCCAAGGCACAAAACAGGGAACCAGAAGTTAGCCTTCTTGGTACCCTACTCGAATCCATTGCGTTGCACGTCGAAAGAAGGATAGACGAGAAGATAGCAGAGGCCCTAAATATTCGAAATAAGGAGATCAAGGATCTGCGTGGAGATAGAGACGACGCTAGAAAAGAGATCGCATGGCTACGAGCAAAAGAAGACAAAGGAATCTCCTCACCAAATGGAGGCACTGGAGGATAAGCCATGACGCACAAGATCTACTATTCCAAAAAACAGGACGATGTTTATCTATCTTCCTGCTCCAGCCATGATCTCTTCTCATTTTACGCATACGCCAAGCTCACTGATGGTAGAATCGTCCGATATACTGAGATGTGTGATGGAGAACCAAGTGGAAAGTGGGACGATTATATATTCCTGGGAGAAGGGGATTGGTACCGCTCCTCAGATAAGCTTTTAGCAGGTCCTGATATCTGTAATTTTCCAGGATCCTCAGCAGCGGAGGCCGGTGACAAGTCATGAGATCCGAAGAGGAGATTCGAGAAATGCGTGAAAGTAACCACACACGCCGAGCAAATTTGAGTAGATGGATGGCGTTCCTCCGATGGTTCGGCCCGGAGAAGCAGGAGGAACGATGACTGCAATTTTCTGGAGATGTCAGAACTGCGGAAAAGAATTCCCTGGCGGGATATACCCCACACGGCCGTGTGAATTCTGCCAAGGATCTGTAGTAGAGTACACATATGCAGACCCTGAATTACAAATCGGAGGACACCATGCCCATTGACGACGCTTGGCTTCAGCGGGTGCGAGAACTTTGTGATGATGAGTCGGCTAGAATATTCGAAGAAGAAATCCGAGGGATATTAGATACGCCCGATGCCCGAGCAAGACAGAAGGCTATTTATAAGTATCTCCTTGAACATCTGAAAGAAGCCCTGGCCGAAATCGAGAAGATTTGGGTCGAGATCGATGAGCATACCTTAAAACGAATCGAAGCGGAAGCCAGATTAGGGGCATCTATCCAAGATTTTGAAGAGAAAATTGAAGAGAGTGATACCAAACTCTCCCAGCTCCGCGAGGCGCTGGTGTGCGAGCGGGCAAAACCAATATGGGGCGACAAGGATGAAGCCCGCCATCTACTTGCCGAGGAATATCCTGATTTAGCCCCCTGGCGCGAAGAGGATGCGAAATGAGCGAGATGAAAGTCGATGCAGGAGTTGTTATTGATTTTGAGAATTCCACGGTAAGACAAGGACCCACTATTGTGGGCATGGTACGAGGTCTTGAAAAAGAGATCGTCGCCATCAAGAAGCGTCTCGATGCCCTGGAGGATGCGAAATCTTGATAGATAGCGACGATCCGCATAATTGGTTATTGCTTTCTCGGATGCCCGAGTTTTGGGAGATGGCTGGTCATCTATCCTCAGAAGAAACAACACAAAGATGGGCAGAGATTCCGGTATATTATAAACCATTGGCATATACTATTATTCGGTTATCAATCTGGATGCCAGGATGTTCGTGCTTCTTTTTTAGGCAAATGCTTTTCATATGTTATAAGCGCCTTTTAGAACGAGGGCAGATTGATCTTGAGAGAAAGCCCATCAAACCGGTTGATATTCACCTTCCCTATTATTGGTATGGGGATGGTGTTATGGTTCCACCTGAATATATTGTGAAGATCTCCAACGGGATCGTAGGTTTTAGGTGTGACGAATCGGTGGAAAAGTGCCTAATGAGCAAGGAAGAATGCAGATTTAGAGATGTCCTGGAGGAGAAGAGATGAAAGTCTACCTGGCAAGCAGTTGGAAGAACATTGTTATGGTTCGAAAGGTAGCAGAGGATCTGAGGAAGAAAGACATCGAGGTAGAGGACTTCACCGACCCGTCAAATGGACACCATACCTTTTGCTGGCAGGATATCGAACCATCGGTTCGGGCTCACCTAAATACCAAGACCTTTGTCCAGGATCATCGCACAGTAGAAGCCTATTTCGAGGACATAGGCAGGATTGAATGGTGCGATGCTCTCCTCATGATAATGCCCTGCGCTAAATCCTCGCATATCGAATTTGGATATGCCAAGGCTCTCGGGAAGAAGTGCCTCATATACTATCCAGGCGGCCTAGTGCAGGGCGAGTTCGAGACTATGTACGTAGGCGCAACCCTCATCACCGACGCCTGGGACGAAATCGTGTCCTACCTGAGGTGGGGGTATAGGACATGATCACCGTAACCATTAGTATCAATGGCAAAACGATCTACGCCAGGAGCGCAAGACACACAGGAGATAGTGAAGACGGAGTAGCCATTTACACGCTTGACACTGGGGACAAGCTCCTCCATGTACGCAAGGATGGCGCCGTGGTCCTGGCGAAGAAGATGTTAGATACGATATTCGATATATGATCACAGAACAGAGGATGGATAAGGCAAATTGATATAACCGGCTGTTTTATAGGAACTTTTAAATACTAAAAACGTTCATAAATCCAAATCATCCCATAAGAATAAAGGTGGGCACAAAAAAATAGCAACAGAGAGGTTTGATAGAAATGTACGGAAAAGCAATGGTTGGATTGGTGATCATGCTCATATCAGCATGTTCAATGGTGGCAACGGCTGAAGACATCTCCCTCAAGGCTGGAGGTATCTCTATGAAATTCCCAGTTGAGGGTGTGGTATCAAAGCAAATTATAGGCCCCGAAGTTCAGCTCCTGACGACCGGTGGAGCATCAGCTCACGTCTCAATTGAGTGCAGGGGCGAAGGGGTGTTCGCTTCGCTTCCGGCCCCGGAACAGGTGAAGGATGTTCTCACCAGGATGCTGCCCACTGGCACAAAGGCAACTTATGAGTACGGCGACAATTGCGCAGTAATAGCCAAAAGCGACGGCAAATTCACAGCTATCGTCCCCATAGATCCCTGGCACTTTGCCTTGGCAAAATCGGACAACCGCGACCTGATCCAGGCAGTCATCATGGCAAAATTCAGTGGTCAGATGCTGACCAACTCCGGGGACGTTGACGAAAACCCATGATCAGCGGTGACGACCGCTGTTTTTTAATTTTTTTGGGCGGAAAGATAAATGGAAAACGAAACCAAGGATCAACGAGCCTATTCTAACAACGAAGATCCGAGCGGCAAAAAGACGCTTGAACCTATCGTCATCCACGGATTGGGCAGTGGAGAATATTCTTACTATTAACATGGGATGCCGCTTTAGCTCAGGTAGGCCAGAGCGCCCGGCCTGTACTGAATCAGGAAACCGGAAGATCGCCGGTTCGACTCCGGCAAGCGGCTTTGAATGGAGAAAACAATGCAAACAAATTTCAAGATAGGCGATAAAGTTTTATTCCTGCCAGGAGCAGCTTATGGATCCAGGCCCTTTCCAGAGTGCGAACGAGGAACGATAACAGGCTTCTCCACAGGATTAAGGCCAAGATTATCCACCATCAAAGCATACGATCACAAAAACTTTGGTGGGCCGATGATCCAATCCCATCCTATAATTGTCAAATGGGATAAGAAACAATTTAGATTGGCCATCTCCTCAATAAGTCCTAGCGATCTAATAAAACTGGATGACCTGTGATGTTCAACTGCATATTCGACGTTGACTGCGACACCTTCATAATAGAGCACATAAACTTGTTTGAACGACAGCAAGGCAACTTCAGTCGTCTAGTACGAAACCTGGGTAACCACGGCTACGAGATCCAGGTCCTCAAGCCAGCCTACCAAATGAGAGAGATCCTATCCCATCTAGGATTCATTCAGGTAGGAGAAGATTGGATAAAACCAAAGGGAAGTGGTGAGCTGCGCAAGATCCCACGATTCTCATCCGACCCAACGTTCGAGCCCTTTTTCGAATTTAAATTAAAATTGGCGCCAGATGCTGTTGCAGGAAACAAGACTTCTGAAATTATCTAATAAGCAGCCATACGAAGGTTCCCACCTCACCGATTCCAAAGACTACCAGAATATGCCCCCTCCCCCGCCCACACCCCTACCTCACGAGCTCCAAATGCCCCTCAAAAGCATATTCGAGGCTATAGAGGATTATATCTCTCTAGCCAAAACTTAACTATCTGCCATGTTTCTTCCCGTCAAAATCGTTCTTAATATACTGTTTTAGGAAGTCCCCCCTTCTCTGCCGACCATCACTTCCTAAGTGCGGTACGAAAGTGTTTTGGAAGTCTCTCTCCGGGGCAAAACCCAAAAAAAGAGACTGTTCCGGCCCTAGAATTGCAGCAAACGACTTATAGGGCCATCGCACAATTTTATAACCGGCGAGCTTTAAAGTTTCCGCGAAAGAACGAACAATCCATACCTTTTCAAGGGGGAGACGTTGGATACTGACGCCAAAGGTCGTTTCCAAAATGGAAACAAACAGTTTACCAAGCAGAAACGTGACTCTTTAGGACATTTTTTGTCGGCGAAAGCGCCGCTTGGTAACGGTTCCGATAGAAAGAAATTCTCTAAAAAAGAAGTTGAGTCGGCGATCAAACTCATCGAGAACTCCGGCTATTTTGTAACCAAAACCCCCCTCCAGCAGGGGTACACATTCGACCTCGACATCGATCCGGTGAAGGGCAAGACATACAAGATCGGCTGCGTCTCGGACACTCACCTCGGGTCCAAGTACCAACAGCTCAAGAGCCTCCATCGGTTCTACAAGCACTGCGCAGACGAGGGCATAACCACGATCCTCCATGCCGGCGACATATGCGACGGCATGTTTGTCTATAAAGGCCACGAGTTCGAGGTCTTCCGACATGGTGCAGACGAGATCTGCGAGTACGTTTGCCAGAACTATCCAGACTATGGGATAACGACCGAGCTTCTCTGCGGCAACCACGATGAGTCTCTATATCGGCGTTCCGGGATGGACATAGGCGAAGCAATAAGCAATAAGAGGAAAGACATAATCCACAGAGGATTTCATAGCGCAAATTTCCTCGTGGGCGACTTGAAGATAGCACTGCACCACGGAATCGGTGGAACGGCCTACGCCAGATCATATAAGTGTCAGAAGCTTGCAGAGGCACACGTTGAGGACGATCCCGCAGAAGCCGCCAGGATCATAATACTCGGTCATTACCACTGTTCATGTATCCTTCCCGACTACATGAAATTTTTTATGGTACAAATGGGATGTTTCCAGGCACAAACGAGTCTCGGCCGGCGCCTGGGCCGCATCCCCGATATAGCCGGCATAATCCTGGAGTTCAAAGGTGGCAGATCATTCAGCGTGCCTAAGTGTACCTATCTCAAGTACGATAGCGTAAAGGAGGACTACTAAGTTCAGGCCAAGTCTGCTTTGATTTTCCCCAGTTGGTACACGATACTTAACACGGGAGCAAGGTTGGTGTCTCAACCGGGGGTCTCCATTATAAAAAAATATCTAGCGATCTCGTTTAAAATCGATTTTAAGACACTTTTTTTCATCCCCCCACCTCCAATTACCTTTTCTGATTTTTCATGGCCTTAAATCAGATTTAAATGAACCCATAGCGGCGACTGTGTTTTAGCACCAAAACGCAACAGTTTCCATCTGATTCTGAGATAGAACGATCATCAGAAAACTGTCAACTACCCCACCCTGAAGGATGTGGCTTGCGACTACGCAAAAAGTCGTGTCGCTATCGGCTGGTTGACTCCAGATGGCGAATCCTGGGATTATTCCGGCAGCCTGCTTTGGACGGAGAGCTTGACGCCGTTAAGTGGTTAAGTCGTTTCTGCTTAACTCGGCCCAGATCCTTGCGGATCTCATGCCTTCCAAAGCGATTGATTTCCGTTCACCGTCTCTCTTCGGTTGTCCGAAGTGCCCTACCTTCTTGCGAAGGCGGAAATCTGTTTCCTGGCCTGTTACCAGGGAACTATAGAGATATTATGCTTAATGGTATATTAAGGTATTTGCGGCAACGGTGGGGCCAATTCATCCCCGCCCTGAAGGATGGGGTCTTCTTGGACACGGAGAGAAAACTATAAATACCTACCATGTATATATATCATAACCAATCATTTTATCCCCTAATAGGTTGGGGGATAGGTTGGCTAAAAAGGAGGCGAAAAGGCGATGAAATACCAGGTTGAGGTCCAGACTGTAAGGGGTCTCAAATTCAGCGGGAAAGTAGAGGTTGACATCCCACCAAGTAGAGGCGTAAAGCTCCCCGGATTCAGAAGCGCGATTCCGGTCAAGACCTTGAGGGCCATAAAGAGCCAGGCCAAAATACAGCTCGGCGAGGAGATCAGGGCCTTCCGAGTTCTGGACGTGGTCTGAGATGAGCCTGATAGACGGGGAGGAGTTCGATTACCTTGGAACAAATGAGGATGCCAAGGCAGGAGATCTCGAATTAATTGCAGAGGCTCTTAGCGAACTCATGGACAAGGCTAAGGAGATAGTCGATGGAACCAACGAGGAAGACTACTTCAAAGGTTACATCCTGGGCAACTTCGATTCCGACAGGTATGGATTCCTCGGAAAAGGAGTCATGGACTCATTCCGAGAGGTGATAACGAGGCTGGAAAACGACGGCATGGAGCCGGCCGAGTGAGGCGATCCAAGATGCCCATCATTTTCATTTATGGAATGTTCTCTCTCATAATCGGGGGGTACTGGTATCTTTCCGAGATGAGGGTGTAAAAGGAGGCGAATAAGATGGAGATGGTAAAACCGAAGTGCAAGCTCATAGGCGAGGATGGAAATGTCTTCGCTATAATGGGCCAGGTCGGCCGTGCTCTGAGGGCGAGCGGCCAAAGCAACAAGGTGAACGAGTTCATGGAAAAGGTAACCTCGTGCAGAAGCTATGATGAGGCCCTGCGAGTAGTGATGGAATACGTGGAGGTGGAGTAGATGCCCCTCGACAAAATTTTGGAAGAGATTGAAGCCACCAAAGGATCCGCCCAAAAGTGGTACGATATTGTGTACTATGGCGACCAGGATCTCGGGGTTCAAAATTGCCCCCTATGTCTCCTTTATAACGAGTGCATGGATTGTCCCATTGGATGGATAACCGGCGAATACGTCTGTAAGGACTCCCCATACAGGTCCTGGTCAATCCACCAATTGCAAAAGCACAAGAGATTTGGTGGCAAAATAGAATGCGACGTCTGCCGCGAAAGTGCTAACTGGGAACTCATGTGGCTTCAGTTTGTCGAGGGAATGGTCAGCTACGGATATGAGAACGAGGAGGCTGGGTAGATGCGGGTAACCAGGATAACAGGAATCTCAAAGGATAGAGCCAAATTCCTCTTGGGACTTTTCGGGCCAGACGATCTCGAAATCCAACAGAAGACCATCGATGAGCTTCGATCATTGGCCGATCTTCTCGATAGCGGGAATTGTGCTGTAGCTGGTCTTGAACTGAACCGTGGACCAGTAAGAGGCCAATATGCAGGACTACGAAGCATTCGTGTGAAATATTACGACAACGAGGAGTGAATTAAAATGCACATGGTAATACGGGTCCTGGTCTATGCCGAGGACGCGGAAGAGGCGATGGGCATAGCACGAGGCGTGGCGGATGAGCTGTGTGAGAACCAAGAGCCATTCGACTACTGGACAGATTTCATGGAGGAGGGCGGGGTTGTAGCCGGCAAAGATAGGCGGGGCGAAATCCTGGCTGTCCAGCAAGTCTACACCAGGAGGCACAAGTGCGAATCGAGGGCCGGCCTGAAATTTGTGATGGACGGTATGAAAGCCATAAAACGCGAATTCAACCAAAACCTGAAAACCGTCCGGGCCTACCTAACGACCTATGGCGACGAAGAGCTTTTCAAAGAGAAAAAGCGCAAATCGACAAACCTCGACCAGGTGGAAATCGATGCCAACGAACTAAGCATAGTCAACAATGTCTCAATGTTCAGATATTACTGCCATTGTCTCGGGCAGTACAGAGGATCTGAAATCTGGCTATACGACCAAGAAGGCTCGGGACTCCGAACTCCATTCGACCTATGGCGCGTGCTTGAGCACAACGAGAGAAGCGGAATAGCCGACCCAAGATCGGATATGCCGCTCTGGGTAATCCCGTTCGATGTCCATTTCTGAGGTGATAAAAGTATGAAAATGCACAAACGCTGTCTGATGTGCAGAACCGCGTGGCCTTCGAATGGCGAGTGCCGCGACAATCTACTCATCAAGAGGCAGCTAGCGGTCCTTGAGGAACGAGACTTCATCCTGAGCTACTGCAAGACTACGATAAATATCATGAACGCCTTCGGGTTCAGCCTCCCTCGAATCGAAGATGCGGCCATCCCCTGTCCCGGGTTCGCCCTGGCAGAGACGGATTGCTACGTCTGCGGCGCCGAGATCCCCGAACCGACAAACGGGATGCGTATTCCGGGGATCTACTCTTTCGAGGAGGGAAGCTGGCATCCAGTCTGTAGCGATCAGTGCGAACGCCAGGGAACCACATACGAACGCTACCTGTTCGACCAACAGACCAGCAGCTTGATCGAAAGGCTGCTTGTGGCCGAGACCAAAGGACAAGGACAAGGACAAGACCAGGACCAAGAGGCAGAAGCATGAGGAAAGACTTCTCTGTGAAAGACATCCGGCTCATCAAGTCCTCTCCTCCAGACAGGGGGCCAAGAGCCGGTGACGCAATTATCCTTGCATCCGAAAGCTGGTCGATCGCAAAACGTGGCGCGATCGGATTCTTAGGAGGCTGCGTAGACCAGGACCAAGAAGAGTTCAGTATCTGCTTCAACGCCAGCAAGTACAGGGACGCCGGCGTAGTCTCCTGCTCCGGAGGTCCGGCGACGATAGTCACTCCGGCCGGCGAGCTGAAGCCCACCAGGTTCAAGGTAGGCTCCTGGTACTGGAAGTTCAAGAATAACATCTGGAAGGCCCACAATGGCGAGGACTACTGGATGGAAGTTCCTCTCTGGAAGTGGATACCGAAATACAACTGCTGAAAAAAAGTATAGGTGAGATTGAAATGGACGACGTAGGGGTAAGACCCCCAGAAACTATCGATCTATCTCAGATCGATATGCCCGTAAGGATGGACGACCGCAGCTTCGACCGCAAGATGCTCCCGGATCTGATAAGGCACCTCCAGGATATCAGGGACCACAGCGTAGACTACGTGGCCCCCGGCGAGAAGATGACCTTCCAGCCGACCAACGATGCCCACGAGTGGGAGCTGGAGATAGCGACTGAGGAGGGGATCAAAATATTCCATCCGACCAACTGGGCCCAGAAGCAATCGGTAGACCGCACGCCCATACCACGTAGATATCATGACGATATGTTACGAGCCGGCAAGTCCCCGTTGGCTACAACGAACCTGAACTCCTGGTACAGGGACAAAGAAGGCATGATGGTCCGCACAGTAGGCGACAGGTTCAGGGCGATGGTGAGCCCGAGCTTCTTTGCCTATGATAGTTTAGACATGCTGAAACAGGTCGCCGTGAGCATCAAGACCATCAACGACTCGCGCCTGACGACTGAGCAGCCTGTCCAGTTCTATAAGGCCGACTGCTCGGAAACACACATCTACCTGGACCTCATAGACGAAGGCCAGCAGTACGACATAGGCAAAGGCGACATGTACAGCGCGATGCTTATAGTCCAGAACAACGAGGTCGGCGCCGGATCGATGAGCATCGAGCCCGGGTTCTTCAGGTGGGCCTGCATCAACAGGGCCATCAAATCCCCGGTACTCAGAAAGATCCATCGAGGCGAAAAGCTGGACGAAGGCATATTCTCCCCCGAGACTCGTAAGCTGGCCGCCGAGCTCTGGCACCGCCAGGTAAGGGATGTCATGAACTCGACACTGGTCAACCATAACCTCTTTGAGGTCTGGGCCCAGGAGCTCAGGGAATCCAAAGAGATCAAGGTGGTGCCTACCGTCTCCGTCAAGAAGGTAGCAGAAGAGTTCAAGATAACCGACGATGAGGTCCAGCTCATCCTGGACTGCATGATGAGCGACAAGACCGTCGAGCCGGACGACAGAGACTCAGCCTACGCTATAATCCAGGGCATGACAGCCGCAGCGAAACAGATGCCGCCAGACAGGAGCTACGAGTTCGGCAAGATGGCCGGAGAGACCAGACAGATCCTGACGGTGCTGGCAGCCTAGACAGCCAGCAGACATCAAAAACAGGTGTCGAAAAATGACGGACGATGAAAAGATAAGCGGAACGATGTTCCTTATCGCCCACGGTCTTTTTCTGTACGCCGGGTCAAGGCTTGGCGACAAAGAGATGAGGGTCGATGACATCTTCCTGGCCCTCTGCATAGAAGGTCTCCAGGCGCTTCGCAACAGAGACGAGAGGGCAACAGAAAACGCAATCGAAAAGCTAGGAGCCTTTGCAGCAACGGCGGCGACCGTCATGGGCAGAAACGGTAACTAACCCAACGTGGCGACCAGAGGGTCAAACCAAAGTCATCGGTTCAGCCTCCTTAGCTCCGATGACGATTCTCTTTTCCTCTGGCCGCCTTTTACCCTTTTCGATTTTGATTTCCGCTAGACGGCGATTCACAGAAAACTATAAATACCTACCATGTATATATATCATAACCAATCATTTTATCCCCTAATAGGTGGGGGGATAGGTTGGCTAAAAAGGAGGCGAAAAGGCGATGGCCTATAATCAAAAGGATGACGTTTACATAATAGATGCCAAGGGCAAAAAGGCGATCAAAGAGCAGCTCAAGGATGCAATTCTCTGTGCTGGAGCGGATCACGTAACCTTCAAGCGCGATGGGACGATAGAGGCCAAGTTCAGCTATTTCTACAGGATGGGGAATACCCCAAAAAGCGTATGCTATAAGCTGACAAGAGCAGTTCCGGGCCTGAAGGTTGTGGATGCTTGGGACGATTTCGCTAGGTGGCCCAAGACGAGCTATTTCCATATACTGGTGTTCTATGGAGAGCAGGAGAAGTACAACGAGATCATTGCAAAGAGGTGTGGAAATTGAAGTCCGTCACCTACTGCCACGAGTGCAAAAAAACACTCCTGCGCACAAAAAATAAGAAGACAGCATGTGCGGCTGCCCGGGGTCATATGGCAGCAACGTCCCATATCCTGGTGTTCGGCTACACGTTAAACGAGGCCTGCGAGAAGGGGCTGATCGGAAAGGTGGTCTAAGATGGACGAGAAGGCCATAGAGAAATGGATAATCCGCAACGAGATGCGGATTGGCGAGCTCAACAAGAAGGGCAAGTATTGGTGGAACAGCGATGAAGTGATGCGCCTGGAGAAAGGGCAGGATAGGCTCATCAAAACGCTGGAGGGATACTGAGATGCAAGTCTCCATAATAAACTCGGACGAGGGACTCTTCAAGGTCACCAGCGCCAAGGATGAATCAAAGTTCTACGAGGTCCAGCTAGATCCCCGGGTGGCAACCTGTACCTGTCCACATTTCAAGCTCAGGTGTGCCAGGGCTGGCCTGGAATGTAAACATATATCCCAAGTTAGAAGCATTTTGGTGGATGTGAATAATGAAAACAATTGTTTTGACACAGGGATATGTAACAATGGTGGATGATTGGAATTACGAACGATTGAATCGATATAAGTGGCACGTAACTAAAAGGCATGTTTATTTGTATGCAACCCGCAGTTATAGTTGTAAAGGGCACAAGAATAGTATCGGAATGCACAATGTAATAATAGGAATAAAAGGCGTTGATCATATTAATGGCAATGGTCTAGATAATCGCGAATGCAATCTAAGACCTGCAAGCAGATCACAAAACGCCGCGAACAGAGGGCCGCAAAAAAATAACACAAGTGGATATAAAGGTGTATATTGGCACGCAAAAATGAAAAAATGGCGGGCAATGATTATGGTAAAACCAAAACTGAAATCCCTTGGTCTTTTTGACGATATCAAAGATGCGGCAAACGCCTATAACGAAGCCGCGAAAAAATATTACGGGAATTATGCAAAATTAAACAATCCGAAGATAGAGTTCGAGGAGGCAGAAACGTGAACGATATCGAGATGGATGCAATTAGGGCAGACGAGGCAATGATGGAGGATTCATATTGCATAGAACTCAGCGACGAGAGCGAGGACGATTACGAATCCTGGGATGGGATAAGATAGGTGGTGAAGATGGAACCATTTGAAGGCCCATACGATCAGCATTTCGAATATCTCAAAAACGAACTGATGTTGTGTGCGCTAGAATTAGGGTGCAACGTGGCTTTGCTAGATGCCCTAAAGTTCAGCCGATCTAAAGACGACCTGTGCAAAACCGTGAACCAGGCGACAGGCGCCGGATCACAGCGGTTCAAGGAGTTCGCTGAGATATTTCTTTGTGGATATGATAGGAGGAGAGAAAAATGCAGCTCAAATCCATAAGCGAGCTGTCGATAATATTCGTTCGGCATATAGCGAAGCAGCCTCTCCAGGGCGAGCCAGGATACGGCAGAGGATATACAGATGAAGATGTTTTGTCCTGCATAAATATGTGCAGGGACATTATCGAACGTGAGGGATGGTAGATGGTGAAAGTTGAGTTGTTCAGGCTGGCGGCACTATCCAAGCCAGCAAAGAAAGCTTGCAAGACAACCGGGCAGAGAAGGTGGTGGATGAAGGGGCCGAACGGGTTCGTTAAACTGCCCTACACGCCAGGCGACCAGGATCTCAAGGCGGAGCTCGACCTGGAGCCGGGGACGTACACGTTGGGAACAGGCCCCTCAGGGAAGCTCGGGTACAGGGAGACGATCATAGTAGGCGAGGAGGTGGCTTGAGATGGGCGTAAACGAGGATCTGGATGCGCGGGATGCGGCATTATGCAAATGTGGTGACCTTCCTCATCCAGAATGCCCCCTGCATGGAGTCGGGTCTGAGTTGGGCCACCAAGACCAACAAGACGGTGGGGTGATATCTGAATTAGAGGAGCAAATCCAGGTAGTCAGGGAAGCCAGGAACCGCTTCTCCGTCGAGAAGTCTAGCCTGGATGCTGCTAGATTTGTCTGGGAGGAAGGGAATCGCTCCCAAATCGAGCTAGTCGATAGCATCAAGGTCGCTCTCCAGGCAGAGGAAAACAAGCTTCGGGAGATGACGATTGGGGTATACTTCTGGACAAAAAACAAGAAGCCAGCTCCCGGCGTAGGGATCAGGCTCGTGAAGATCTTCAATTACGATACAGAGAAGGCCAAATCCTGGGCAGTTGAGCATAACTTCACGAATTTGCTGGATCTAAACGCGGCCAAGTTCAAAAAGGCGGCAGAAGGCTTATCCCTGGATTTCGTGGACGTAGAGGAGAAACCGACCGCAACCATAGCCGAGGTCCTATGAACCGCTACGACTCAATCCTGGCCGGCCTGCAATGTCTCACAGACCGGCAGCTATCTTCTCTGGTCCTGGAGATCCGGGCGGAGCAGATGAGAAGAGAAGACGAGAAACACGTCCTGGCCGTGGAGCACTATCTGTCAAAACCGAAAGAGGCAACGGCATGAAATTCGAGGCCAGGATCAAACGCAAAGGCTACACCCGGATCATAACACTCAATGAAGCCAACGAGCACGATGCCATGATGGAGGCTGCACAGAAGGGACGTGTCCTGTGGATCAAACAAGTACATTAATATCCGATAAACCAATATTTATTTCCGTGGGCAGCGTCCGTCAAGGCGGCGCAAGGCCGGTTCGAATCCGGCGGCTGTCGTGGCCCAGAAGGGCCAAGGTGACAAAAAATGGAAGCAATAGAGAGCTTCATAGGCCAGCTAGGCGAGCTGGAAAAGATGGGACGAGAGGTAGAAGGAATACTGACGGCCACGATAGACCAGGAGACCGTCATCCTCGATAGGATAGTCGAAAATCTCCTCCCGATGATGAGGTTCATGGACTACAAAATCCAGGTACACGGACACTCGATAGGCTATCAAACGAAAGAGTGGCTGTACGAATATTCCGAGGAGAAGGGGCTGATCCTGGTTAACAATACCAAACAGCGTTCTGATGATAGGGACAACAGAGGGTGGTACGAAGGGGATATCCTCGTGCTGACAAGATCAGGCAAGTTTATTCTTTTCACCCAGGAAGGCGATTGGTCACGGTGGCAGGGGGAGCATAGCCATTTCAACAATACTGCGACCGACATGGATACCAAAGCTGCCATAAAACGCTATAGCCTTCAGGAAATTGTAAAAGGCCTGAACGAGTCCTTCAAGGAGGCAGTCGAAAAGGCCAACAAGAAGAAAGCGATGCTGAACAGCCGCATGACCCAGCTCCAGGCAATCGAGAATATCCTTGCGGGAAAGGAGAGTGCATGAGCATGGCAAAACCATTCCGGCAGCTCACAAGAGCAGAAAAGGAAAAGATAGCACAGGCCAGGGAGTTATACAAGAACTTCCTGGACGAGGACGAAGACACGAAGGGAATACTCGACAAGATCTACGGAGCCGGGAAATGGCACGCGCTATTCGATGCTCAAAGAAGGGCCCTGTGGAGGACCGGACGGGAGATGAAGTGGGAAGGCCTCATAAGCCACTGTCGAGACTGCAACGACTTCTGGAAATTCACAGCAGAAGAGACTCTGGAAGTCACAGACAACGACACGTTCTACATGGGGTTGGGGTCAGTAGCTCCCCCTTAATTCCCCCTCCATTTTTGAGGTCTCATGGAAAAATGTGATCGTTGCGGCGATCCAGGCGCATCCTTCGTGGAGACGGATCCGGAGTGCCGGCTGGGTATCTTCATGTGCCCAAAGTGCAAACTATGGTGGGATAGTGAAAAGCGTGGTGAAGCTATATCGAGATACATTGTAATAGGCAGCTCCCCGTGGTCAACAAAAGTTTATCAAGAGACGATCTGCACGTTTCCTGGTGAGTGGTATTTCCTAGATGCCCCCGATCTTGACCACCTCAGATCAGTGAAACCGTCTCTGGTTTTCTTCCTCCACTATTCCAAAAAGGTTCCTGACGAAATCGTAAATGGCTTCGAATGTGTCTTGTTTCATATGACAGATGTTCCGTTTGGTCGTGGAGGCAGTCCTCTCCAAAACCTGATAACCAGAGGTCTTCGGAAGACAAAGCTCACAGCACTGCGGATGACAAGCGACTTCGATGCTGGCCCCGTCTACCTTCAAAAAGATCTTTGCCTAGAAGGGAACGCAGAGGAGATATACCTCCGAGCAACACGTCTTGCAGCAGAAATGATCAGGCAAATTTCTCTCGAAAGGCCTATTCCGAGGCTACAAACCGGAGATGTAACAGTATTCAAAAGACGCAGGCCTGAAGAAAGCCAAATCTCTACGGCCTCTTCTCTACTGGAACTACACGATCACATTCGTATGCTCGATGCTGAGGGGTATCCTAAAGCCTTCATAGATTTCGATGGGTTTAGGTTTGAGTTCAGCCGTGCTGCTCTCTATAGCGATCGGATAAAAGCCGACGTGGAGATCAGAAAGTTTATATAGTCGTATCCTGAACAGATATCAAGACGATGTTCGAATCTCCGGAGAGAGTACTCGTCGTCGCAGCGCATCCCGATGATGAAGTTCTTCTTTGTGGTGGATCTATCGCTAAACTCTCAGAGCGTGGCTCATCTGTAAACATCCTTTTTCTCTCAACTGGCGCGGTCTCTCGCACAGGCGATTTTTCAGAGGTAAACATTCTGCAAAACTACGCAATCGAAGCCAGCAAGATTCTTGGATCAAGTATCTTATCATTCGACTCTTTTCCCGATAACGAGATGGATTCCCTACCACGTTTGGATATCATAAAAAAGGTAGAATCTTTTATAAATCACGTAAGACCGCAAGTCATATTCACTCATTATCCTGGTTGTGCAAACATCGATCACAGACGCACATGCGAAGCAGTTATGATCGCCACCAGGCCCTGGAAAGAACGGATCAACGTCTTTGGAGGATCGGTCTTGAGCAGCACGGCCGTCCTCTATCCGTCTGAGTGGAGTCCGCAATTCTTCGTTCACCTCTCGAAAAGCCACGTTAAAAAGAAGCTTAAAGCTCTATCAATGTACATCTCCGAAACCGGGCCTATGCCTCATCCACGATCAAAAGCTGCTGTTTTATCAGATGCCATACTGACTGGCTCGAGGTGCTATTCAAAATATGCAGAATCTTTTATGGTCTTAAGGGAGCACTGGTGATGGATCTCGACGGAGCAAACGTACTGATAACTGGTGGAACAGGGACATTCGGTCGAGAAGCCTTAAAACTCCTCCCCCAGTTCAGGCCTCGCCGGCTAATCGTTTTGAGTCGGGACGAGTATAAGCAGCATTATCTTCAGAAAGAGTTTCCAGAAAACGATAGCTCCATATATCGCTATATTCTTGCAGACGTCCGGGATAAAGATAAACTCTCAGTTGTGACTCGTAACGTTGACGTCATCTTTCATGCAGCGGCACTTAAGCAAGTTCCCTTCTGCGAGACGAACCCCGACGAAGCCATCCAAACCAACGTATTAGGTACGAAAAACGTTTGCGAAGCCTCCATGAAGAACGACGTTGACTCTTTGATATTCGTCTCCTCGGACAAAGCAGTAGAGCCAGTAAACCTCTACGGAGCTACCAAGATGGTAGGGGAGCGGCTAGTGAACCAGTACAACTTCAAGTCCGACCACACGAAATTCTTCACAGTCCGTTACGGGAACGTTTTCAACAGCCGGGGCTCAGTAGTGGAACTTTTTCACCAGCAAAAAAGCGAAGGGGTTTTGACGTTAACTCATCCAGACATGACGAGGTTCTTTTTCCTCATCCAAGATGCCATCTTGTTTGCGGCTGGCGTAGGCGGTGCAGGAGGAGAAATTTTCGTTCCGGCGATGAAATCCATGCGAATATGTGACCTAGCAAAAGCGATCGCTCCTGAAGCAGAGATCAAGATCATATTAAGGCGTCATGGCGAAAAGGTTCACGAAAAGCTTATCTCTTCCGACGAAGCGGACAGGACAGTATTCAAAAATAATAAATATATAATTCTTCCAAATGACAGGAGGTTCAGTTTCTCGAGATATAATAATTCTCCCAAACAAGAAGGTCTTATCTACACGTCCGATCGCTGCTGCATGGATCTCGATGGAGTCAAAGAATTCTTAAGAAATCACGACAGAAATATATAAATACAAACAATGACATACAAGATACCAACTAAAATTAAAAAAGGTGATGGGCGGTGGCTAAAGAAAAGAGACCTATAAAATATATCGAAGGCTACTCCGAAAGCCTCTGGAAATCGCTAGTCGTCAAATCAATCCGGATGGGGTGGATAAATGGCCTGGTGGAAGCTGAAAAAAGGCTTCCCAAATCTACTATACAGAGGTTCTTAATCAGCGGTATATTTGAAGATCTATGGCCTCATCCAAGCGAAATATGGGCAGCGATAGATATGGCGAACCGTGGGGATTACGCAGGTCTCTTGAGCATAGACCCCCACCATGGAAAAGGTCTCTCTGAAACGTACTGCAATTATCACCCAACGTCGGACGAGTATTGGTACAACAACCGTGAGTTTATATTCGAGAAGCTGAAAGAAAATCTCCCGGGCCTCTACGTGCCCACAAATTCGTTAGGGAACGCTCTTAACTGGATGGTCCATAAACATCTCATCCCCCAAAAATCGCGAACGCTGGACGAAACCCCATTTAGAGGCATCCCTCCAGCATTCGCCGATCAGCACACGCCAGAGGGATGGGAAAGAAAAACCCCCTTTACTCTCCTCTGCGGCCATCCCAAAAGCCATCGCATGCTGGGCTCGCAAGTGCAAAAGATTGGATGGGATGGCATCAGGCGTCAGGTTCATTCGGAAGGGATCCTGCCTAAAAAAGAAACACTCCCCCCAACAACAAGGCAAGGCCAGCAGACTCTCATGGTGTTTTTCTAAAATGCTCAACGAAGAACCAAAAGAAGTGCTCTGGCTCGTGGCCGGAAACGAAGAAAATGAAGGTATGATACCGATCATGGAGAAATACAGAAGCCTCTCAAATCTCCTCAACACCAGGCACGTTCTTGTTACTAATTCGAAAAACTATAATATTTTTCAGGGGTCAACTTATTTTTTCGATCCGGGAACTAAGCAACTCAGCCTTCCAGAGAAATATAAATTTCTAGTTAATATGGCAGATATGCACGGCCTATTCGATTCGGCTGATATGATGGTTATAGGTGGGTTCTATCCAGTAGTGCTTATTATGGCGTATGCTATTGATTGTAAGATGACCTCGAAAACAAGAAAGTTCTGCACCAAACCGATAATAGTAATGAACCCCAAAATCCCCGAAGGAGAACTATCCGACATTAATCCGATCTACCTCGATCCTTTCTGGTGGATGTTAGGGCATTACGATAACATTACTCTTGCAGTCGGCCAGCTCAAAAACGAGATGTATCTTGCTAAAAAGTATCTCCTCAAGTTCTATCCTCGTGCTAAAGTGAAGCAAACGCTGCTGCCCTTCGTAGAATATACCTACGATGATAGTCCCTGGTCTGAAAAGGAAGACAAAGTAATCTGGACAGGAAGGTACAATTCTCTTAAACAACCGGATCTGGCACTGAAGACGCTTGTGCTCTTGGAATCAGTTGGAATCAAGACCGAGATGTACGTCCCTACTGCAAAAGCATCAAATACCGGCAAGGTACGAAAGGCACAGAAACTTCTTTCCGAAGTCAATATCAACTTAGATAGAGAGAGCTTCTGGCAAAAAGCTGGTTCTGCAAAGGTCATCCTTATCACCCCCTTGATAGAGGGGTTTGGAACAGGCATGATGGAAATAATCAGTCGGGGAGTTATACCTGTTATATGGGGCGCAAAATGGAACAGAGATTACATCTCCCCGGACGAGGATTGGCCTCTGGTATTCAAGTTGCCTGGAGAGGGTGCTGAGATGTGTAAACTTGCCCTCAAAGATTACGATTACTATGCACGCCTTCTGAGAGATAACTTAAAGAAGCGTTACTCAAGGGGGTACGATTGGGAGTTCTTATTAAAAGGCGTTTGGAAGTCGCATATCAACGGCAGGCATAGCGAAGAGTTCTCATTAGAGTATAAAATTTATGACTAAAAATAATAAAGCAGCCCAAGATACGTATCTCTCGCTGGAAGAGATAGATCTGGATCTTGTAGACGACAACGAATTGTCTGTAAACGAAGAGGATGATCACACGTTCCAGCGTTTGAGAGACGAAATCAAATCGCGTGGAATGGTAGACGTCCCGACCGTTCGGCCTATCGAGGGGGGTAGATATAAGGTTCTCGGCGGGCGTCATAGACTAGCGGCTTCAAGGGCAAATGGTAACAAAAAAGAACACGTAGTTGTCTACCGTAGAGCCATAAAATCCAAGGAAGACGAATTCAACCTCGTCAACAACCTGAACGCCATCAAAGGCACTCTCCGCAAAGGGAGCATCCTGAAAGTTATCAAGCAGCAGAACCTCGATCCCACGAAGCTCGATATACATAAAATGCCTTATGATCTTCTGATGCCTGTGATAACTAGCGAGGATTTCGAATCCATCCAGAATGAAGCCCAACGTAACGCAAAGATCAACGCCATGTCCCTCTCGATAGCGAAAGAGATTGCAGCTACGCTTATAGACGAGAGGGACGAGCTCCTCTCTTTCATGGTCGTCAAGGACAAGCCGGTCGCAGTGATCCGCATCCCCTTCCAGAGTTCGAAAGAGGCTCGGGAGAAGGCGAACTCTTTGAAAAACATAATCCAGAAAGCCCTGGAGGGCATAATTTGAAAGTGTTCATGAACCAGCCCAACTATCTGCCTTGGTATGGCTTCATGGGCATGATGTCTCAAGCTGACGTCTTTCTTGTGATGGATGAGATCCAGTACGAAAAAGAGGAATGGCAGAATCGCAACAGGATCACAAGCAGCAACCCCAAAAGGTGGGAATGGATTACCGTTCCTGTCAGCGCCTCATCGAAATCCAAGATCTCAGAAGTGTCTTCGGTTGGAGCGTGGCGCAAGCAGCACATAAGTCAAATCCACCACGCCTATAGCAGAGCAGCCTATTATGAGTGCGTCTCAGGGGATATCTATTCTGCTATATGGGGATCTACAAACTCTTTGCTAGATATCGATATGAGGTCAACGAAAACTCTAATGGAGGTCTTGGATTTCAAACCGGATATCAAGTACATGTCCGATCTAGGATGCACCTCCAAAAACCAGCAGCTTGTCCAGGATCTAGCCGGTTCGGTAGGCGCTGATCAGATTATCGTCCCGAAGAACGCATTGAAATATTGGGATCTCTCTAAGAAGACTAGCCAAGATCTGTTGATCCACGAATTCCCAGATATCTCTTACAAGCATTTAAATATCTTCGTGCCAAGATTATCAGTAATAGACATGCTATTCAATCTAGGCCCGAAGACCAGCAGGAATCTCATCATGGACTACGAGAAGTATGCCATAACAGAGGTAATTCATGGAACCGGCTGAATATAGTCAGGCTCTCAGGGAATTTAGTGATGATCCCAGGGCGGTAGGGTACAACGGTCCTCAGTCCCAGGATCTCATGTTCTCAAGGTTCCTTCAGCTTTTCAAGTTTGAACGAGATCAAATCCGTGTTCATGAAGTGGGATGCGGATTATGCCATTTCAAGGAATACCTGAAAAACAGGCGAAGAGTTCTCTACTCTGGCAATGATACTCTCAGGGATATGGTCGTCTTCTCCAGACAGAAGCACCCGGAAACTGCTATTTATCACGGCCGCTTACGGGACAATCTCCAATTTCTTTATACGGATTACGTGGTTGCCATCACGACCTTCAACGAATCACCAAAAGAGGAGTTGCTGGATGAGCTGCAAGTTATGTACGCGGCCGCTAAAAAGGGGATTGCCTTTGATTGCTTCTCAAGTTACGTCGATTTCATAGATAAGAAGATTACTTATATAGACCCTGCGGAGATGCTATCTTTTTGTCTCCAAACCCTCTCCAGGCATGTTTTTTTAGATCACAGCCTCCCCAACTACAGATATGTGGTCTTTGTCTACAAACCTGCTTTTATTGATTCGATATATCCTAATAAATCACAATATTTTGCAAAAAAATAACTGAGCGTGTTATGAATGGAACCAGAAAAAACACCACCGGGACAAGTTGCTAAGAAGTACACTCTGATAGTTAACGGCGAGGAGATGCTTCTACACGATCCGTCGCCAGAGGTTGTGGAGAGCCTACGTGCCTCGGGACATGAAGTCAGGGAAGAGGTAATCGCTAAGAAGCCGAGGTTCTCCAAGATCACCTCGGAGATAAAGGGGAGGCTTCTGGAGTTGCTCGCTTTGGGGAATACATTTATGCACTCTTGTAACGTGTTGGACGTCTCTCCGTCTTACATAATCGAGTACAGGGCCAAATATCCTGCTTACGATGCCAAAGTCCGAGCAGCGATGAAGACCCAGCAGGCTGCTATGGCAGATGCTCTGTACACTACTGGAGTCGGCGGTAACGTTACTGCCCAGATATTTTTCCTCGTGAACCGCACCAGGTTCTTAAGGAGCAGCGATCCTGACAAGTGGATGAACACCCAGAACATCGAAGTTAGCGGGCCAGGGGAAGGGCCACTTGAGCTAATGTTTCTCTCGCCTGAAGAACGGGAACGCCGAATATTAGAGCTTTTGGATAAAAAAGCAAAGGATCTGCCCGGGGCTTCTGTGCGACCCAAGTTCCGTGAGCTGGCAAAAAACAAAAAGAACACGAAAAATGGGGCTAAAAGAGGCTAAAAAGAATCGAAAGATGAAATTTGGTTGCGAGTTTGAAACAACCGACCGCGAGTAAAACTTCCATGGCCGCTTCAACGTGTAAACAATCCTCTCTGAATAATCCATACACGTTGAGTTTACTCCAGGAAGACGAGAAGTACCAATCCGAAGAGCACCTTCTAAATTTCACGACTGTTGCCTGGCCCATAATAAACCCGGCCACAACGTTTCTCCCCAACTGGCATATCGAATTGATCTGCGAATATCTGATGGCCGTGACTCTCGGCGAGATCAAACGCCTAATAATAAACATCCCGCCAAGGTACGCGAAAAGTACCCTCGTAAGCCAGATGTGGCCGTGCTGGGAGTGGCTCCATATCCCATCCCAAAGGTGGGTGTTCGCAAGCTATGCCTCCGACCTGTCGGTCCTGCAAAGCATAAAGCGCAAAGACATCATCCTCTCTGATTGGTACAGGATGAACTGGTCTGAAATAGTAAAGCTCCGGGAAGATCATAATAGGAAGGCCGATTTCGTCAGTACAAAGAAAGGAGCTATGTACTCGACCTCAATCGGCGGCCAGGTAACGGGTATGGGTGGCAACCGGCTGGTTATCGACGACCCCACGAGCCCTCAAGAGGCCGAGTCAGAAGCAATGAGGGAGATGGCGAACACCTGGTACTCAAATACGTTCCAATCTCGTCTCGATGACAAACAAACAGGATCTATAGTCCTAATCCAGCAGAGGCTCCACCAGAACGACATGACTGGATACCTCACTGGCTTGGACGTCATGGATCTAAACAGTCATGTGCTCGAGGGAGAAGGCTGGACGTTACTAAGGATCCCGCTCATCTCCGAGCAGGACGAGGACATCTATTCGCCTATCGGCAACAAGAGGCTCATAGTATCCCGCAAAGAAGGCGATCTGCTCTGGCCCGAACGAGAAGGCATGGAGCAGATCAAGGAGTACCAAAAGTTTGAGTACATTTTCGCTTCGCAACAGCAGCAACGCCCCTCCCCCAAGAAAGGCGCGATGTTCGAACGAGATTGGGTGCAGCAATACGATCACCTCCCCCCCGATATAGAAGCCTATATTATGTCAATAGATGCCACCTTCAAGGGCGGTCCCAAGTCGGCTTTTGTGGCAATCCAGGTTTGGGCTTGGAAGAGACCGAACATGTACTTCGATTACCAGGTTAGGGAGAAGATGAGTTTCACCAAAAGTCTCGACGAAATAATCAACGTGCTCGCTCTTTATCCTGGTCTCACTTCAAAATTGATAGAAGAAGCCGCAAACGGCGATGCCATAATCGACGTGCTATCGGAGAAGATCGGGGGGATTGTGCCTGTTCGCCCCGTCGTTTCAAAAGAGTCACGGGCTTCATCCGTTACCCCCCTTTTCAGGTCAGGCAACGTCTACGTTAAGAAAGCTCCCTGGACACACGCCTTCATAAACGAACTGCTGAACTTCCCAGGCTCAACGTACAAAGACCAGGTAGATGCCATGAGCCAGGCCATATATTACATCCAAGAAGTGTTCGGAGGTCTCGGGAAAGAGAAACGAGCTCTGTTCGCTTTCGGGAGAGCCATACGATGACCCGGGAAACTTTTTTGCCTTATGCACGACAGAAGATTGAGGAAGATGACATCCGGGCCGTGAACGAAGTTCTAAGATCGGATTTCATAACAACTGGCCCGAAAGTAATAGAATTTGAAGAATTTTTCTCAGATGTAGTCGAAGCGGAATATGCAGTCAGTTTCAGTTCCGGGACAGCAGCACTCCATGGGGCCATCTACGCTGCAAATATCGCAAAGGACGATGAAGTTGTGACCTCTCCGCTAAGTTTTTGCGCCACCTCAAATTGCGTTCTCTACCAGGGAGGACGCCCACTCTTTGCAGACGTAAGTTATGATACACTCAATCTTAACCCCAACGAGGTTGCCGATTTAGTCTCTACAAGAACCAAGGCCATCTTAGCAGTGGATTATGGAGGCCATCCCGCAGATCTGGATAGTTTAGCTCAAATCGCGGAAGATTCCAATCTTCTTCTGATAGAAGACGCATGTCATGCCCTCGGAGCCAAATATAAGGGAAAACCAATTGGCGGAATTAGTGACATGACAATTTTCTCTTTTCATCCGGTAAAACATATAACAACTGGAGAAGGAGGGATGGTTACAACCAACGACTGTGATCTTGCAAGACGTCTGACTCTTTTTAGGAACCACGGAATAGGACTTGATTTTAGGCAACGAAACCTGATAAGAACGTGGAAATACGAAATGACCGATCTCGGATATAATTACAGGTTGACTGATATCGCATCTGCGCTTGGCATCTCCCAACTACGCAAACTCCCCGAAAATTTAAAACGTCGTCGGGAGATAGCAGCCATCTATAATAACGCATTTCAAAAAATACCGGGTCTGGTGTTGCCGAAGGAGCGATCGAACTCGATCTCGTCCTGGCACCTCTATCCTGTTAGGTTCGATTTCAATATTATAAAATCGTCTCAATCAAGAATCTATTCGGACATGCACGCCGAAAACATAGGCGTTAACGTTCATTATATTCCGATTTATGAACATCCATATTATAAAAATCTAGGTTATTATAAAAAATGTTCTGTAGCGGATGCCGCTTATAAATCAATCGTCTCTTTACCGATGTTCCACGGAATGACAGATTTTGATGCGGCAGATGTGATAGAGACATTAAAAAATGTGATTTAAATCAGAGAGGTTAAAAATATGGTAGCAAGAATAGAAATAGAAGAGATCAAGCCACCAAGGCACGTATCTGATCTCAGGTGCAGTCCCTGCCCAGTCGGAGAAATAATTCGCCCACACGCGCATCACATCAGCGAGCCCTGGCGCAGTCCATGCCTATCCAAAGAAACGAGGGACCCACACACGCACACGCACCAAGTCAACACGCTTTGGCAGGTTAGTGACGGCAACTTTTATGTTGCTCATCCCACGCAACCGATAAAGGATCTCCCCGTAAAGCTCGAGGTAGGCGTTAGGCCATCCGGTCTGACTGAGATCCACACGCAGAAGATTATGTTTGCGGCAGGGATGTTCCCTCACCCCTATCAAGAGAAGCGAAGGATAGTACGATGGTTCAACGTGGCACGACTAAATGAGCTCCCAAGAGACTACCTAAACGGACGCGGGCCCAGGTATTTCGAAGATGATGGCAATGTAACCCTCAATTGGCCCACTCCAAATAGTTTACTATGGCCAATTAAGACAGTGATTCTTCACGAAGGGATGATCCTGTCAGAAGAAACGTACCAAGAAGTTCTCCATTGGATGCGGTGTGCCGGCGCCAGGCTCGGAGCAATACAGAAGAGGGAGAGGCAAAAGCAAGACGAAAAGCCCAAGGACATCCCAAAACCGCTCGAACCTACCTACGTGGACATAATTTAAGTAGTCCCATCTCACAAAATATGGCATCAGACGCTGAAAAACAAATCTTAATGAACCGGAGTGGGGGCGATAGAAATTGTAGCAAAAGCAGCATCAAACAAACCAGCTAAGTTAAGGTCATCAAAACGAACTGATTTCCCGCTGATCAAATCTTTTTTCTCGAGATCCAAAGGCGGATCGGAGATCCTGGCGATCCAGGAGATCATAGGTAAAGGCATCCGAGAGTTCCTGATCACGGAGATCTCACCAGAGAACAGGTTTGCCTTCTATCGGTCGATGGAATCGTTAGACCCAGAGCTACTGATCGCCAGGAACTATATCTCTCTGATGATCCACCGAAATTTTCTCGGCATGGCACTCGACACAGTGGATCCGTCCTATATGCCTTCACCCGATTTCCTTGCCCGCGTGAACTCAATCCTGGCCGAACTCAAGTTCACTTCGAAACTGTTCCCTCTGATGAAAGATTTCGTCCGGGGCAATGCGTTCGCTAGGATAATCAGAAGCGACGTAGACAACCATATCAAAGATGTCGAGATCCTGCCGGCCGATTCAATAACGATAGTCTCCGAGGAGTTCACGACCACAAAGAAGAAGAGTATCCTGATCACCGAGGCGGATTATTACATAATTAACGAGCAGAAGGACGTTAACAGAGAGAAGTATCCTATCGATCCCAACCGCGTGGAGGGGCCAGAGGTCGAGAATGATGAGATCTTGCCTGAAATAATCCTCTCTCCCGCGAACATGATTCATTTTGCCTGGGATGCAGAAGCCAACGCTTGCAAGGACAAGTTAGGCCGAGACACGTATAACATCTGGGGCAAATCGCCTTACGACTCGATTGTAGTCTACGTAAAAGCCAAACTGATGATCATGACCGACTACCTACGATGGGTCCGTATGGGGATCCCGAGGTGGACGGCAAGCGTAGACATGTCCCTCTTGAGCGATCTTAATCAGTATACCGGGACAGACGACGAACGAGTAGTTCTGGCGGAAAGGCAAGGCAAGGAGCTCTTTGACAAGATTGAAGAGAGTTTCTACTATCTAGACCAGGACGAAGAGAGCCCGACTTTTGACAAGAAACTACCTGTCGAACCGGATGCTATATTCTTCCATACCAGCGATCTCACATTCGAGCAGAAGGGCGGCGCCAACTCTCCAGACGTCCAGATCCTCGGTATAACGCAGGAGTGCAATAGGGCGATAGCTTCGGCAATGGGCGTGCCGATGTCGTTGCTAGGTTATGAGGAAGGCTCCACCTATGCGATTGGTCGTGTTACTTCTCGGTTCACAAGTGGCATAGGCGGAGGGCTCCTAAGATCACTCGAGGACACCCTCATCACGTTCCTGAAACGGGAGTTCACTCAACGAGGCTGGGCAACGTCTCCCAAAGACTGGGATAACCTCTACACGGACTACGAGCGCGACGATACTGAAGAACTCATGGCCGTCCAGGCGGCTGAGACTGCCAAGGCAACGGCGATCAACTCTATAGCGACGGCTGCCAGGACGTGTTACGAGGGTAGCTTGCTGACCAAAAACGAGTCCCGGGCCCTGCTCAGAGACGGCCTGTCATCTCTCGAAGGCCTTCCGGACGTCGTGGGCGGAGATGAGTTCAAACCCTTGCAGCCCCTCGTCTCTCCCTCGCCGAACTACTTCATGCCGGCCGTAGAGAGGTCGAACCAGCCCCTATCCGGCGACGTCCAGCCCGGCCAACCCGGATCCGAGCCGGACCATCCGACCCTCCCCAAGGATCAGCCCTCTATGGAGGCGGGCGTCAAGGCCGGTCTGCTCGATAGCTACACCTGGTTCATCGAAGAGGTTGCCAGGAAAGCCGAGGAGGGGAAACTTCAACCACAGTCGAAGGGGTAGTCGATGCCCAAGCCGAACGAAGATGCCAGGAAGTCAAGCCCCGGGGCGTGGCTCTATAAGAACTACGAGCTCTACCATGCCAGGGCGTTGGTACTCGAAATCTTCGGTCGTACCTTCTCTGATGTCGCAGCCGTTCGGTATTACAGACGTTATGTAAAACGAGAACCCGCATCATATGCCAAACGAAGCAGGACGAACATGCTAAAGAAAGCCTGGTTAACATGGTCAACGTTGGAACACCCGTAGCTAACCCAGAGATTGCGAAAGCTCTCGACGGCCTGAACAACCGGTTCGAGCTTAACCTGGTCGAACACTTCGAACGAGCTTATGGCTACGGGTTCGCTCAGGCAACCAAAGAGGCCGCCGGGTACTACCCGCCCCAACTCCAGGGCCCAGACGTAGGCCGGCTGGTAGGTGTTGCTAAACAGATGACGCAACCCATGAAAGATTATAACCAGGCGCTGGCCTCGAAAGTAGAGGGGATGCTAACCACGATGATCGAGGAAGGCAAATCTCCAGGGTACATCGCCAGGGAACTCAGGTCCAGCATCCCCGATTTCCTCAAGAACGAGCCAGTCAAAATCCAACGTCCCGGGAAGAATCCGGTCATGTTCACGGCTGAATCCTACGCTGATATGGTTTCTCAAGTAGTTCCCTACAAACTCCGAAACGAGGGGTACGTCTCCAGGCTCAAGCAGGGCGGCGTAGCTGATGGCTGGGAATGGATAGCTACGGAAGACGAACGGATGTGTCCGGAGTGTGGAGAGAAAAATGGCAAAATCTTCACCTTCAACGACCCAACGCCGCCAGCCCACAATGGCTGCCGGTGCAGGCCCAAAGGCCACTACACGAAATCGCTAGAGGAGCTTGCGAAAGAGGTGGAGGAAGCTGAAGAGAGGATGCCCCCCTCCAGGCCCGTCGACGTCCCCCCTCCACAAGAGATGGCCGCACCAGGGATAGACGTTCCCATGCCGCTTCTGGAGAGCAAAGAGATAGATTTTGAGAAGAGTCCTACAGTTAATCGATATCTAAAAGAAATGAGTGAAGCACAAACCACTCCGACGGCGACTCCAAACGATACGGTGCTTGAGGGGTTGGCCAAAGAAGCCGGTTTCGACCTCCCTCCGATAAAAGTAAACGATAAAGAGCTTGACGAGATAATAAAAGCTGGACATCGAGAACTTTATCGAGGAGTTACAAACGAGGCATATGCAAATGATTTTATAAACGGAGAATATTTTGGTGGCAAAGGCGTATGGGGGAATGGAACCTACACAGCATATGGTTATAAGGAGATCCCAGGGATACCAGCCAAAGATTGGGGCAATTATGGAAAAATTGTTGCCGATGTGTTTGCCAAAGGAAACGAAAAATGTATAATAAGAATGGCATTAGATAAAAACGCAAAGGCAATTCAAATTCAAGATCTTGAGAAATTGGTAGCCAAGGATTACTCACGATACACTGATGCAATGTTCAAGAAAGTACATGCCATGCAAGACGCGGGCGTTGATTTTAATACAATTCACAAGTTGCAAAGTAAAATTACAGCAGGTTCAAATATAATTTCCGATCCTGGTCGTGTAGCATTAATGTATGGATATGATGCGATTGATGTGCCTCAAAATGGATACATGATTATATTAAACCGCAAAGCTCTATACGTGGTAGGTAAATAAATGAATCCGGAGTTAAGTCGTAGGGTGGCTAAAGTTATCGACATCATGGTTATGCTAGGCCTCTCGATGGACGATCGTATGGCTCTTGCACAGAGGGTCGATAGTACAGACTCTTTTGAAGATCTCCCTCTCAACGACCAGAAGAGCATCCTGGCAGCCGAAAAGCTCGTGGCATCCGGGAAGACCTTGCAGCAGATCATGGAGATCGCCATTGTAACCAATCCCGATTATGATATCTTACAAAAATGAAACTCGCGAGGGATACTGATTACAAATGTCCGACACTAGGCGCGGCAAGAAGGCTCGTCGAGCACTTCGTTGGGCATCCCGTCGAGATGCAGCCAATGCAAGACGACGAGAAGAGCTATCTGCTAAACCTCAAAGGTCTTCAGTACCTAAAAGGCAACGTGATATGGACAAACGACTTCATGGAATGGCACGTCCACAGTCGCACGATTCTAAACCTAAGACGACAAACGCGAGGTCTGATATGAACAAAGTTATGGATTACGACGAGTCTTTTGAGGCCAGGGCCTTTCGAGGCATGAAGTTTCTCGAAGATGATTATCTGGCTCTCAAGGAGCTCACGCCAGAACAGATCAAATACTATTGCGAGGGACGATGGATGTAGATGTGACCATTATCATAAAATCTAAGTCAGTCGATGCGTCCAGGATTCTCAGCATGATTGCAGCACTAAAAAGCGATACAGACATCTCGATAGGTTCATCGGCCACGGTGCCTAATGTACCCAGGAATACAGTTCCGCATGATATTTCTCCCCAAACCGAGCAGGATTCTAAAGAAACTGAGAAAGTCCCGGCCGGACCCTGCTCCCCCGACTCTAGCCCAGCGCAAGTCGCTCATCCAGAGATCGTAGAGGTTCCTAAAGCTAAAAAAAAGGAGAAAGTTGCCCCCAAGACCCCAGAATCCCCCGAGCCCGGGAGGAATAAGTATGGTAGGTGGGACCAAGACATGACTCCCGAGATCGATGCAGAGATCGAGCGTCTGAATATTGAAGGCTCGACGGCGAGAGAAATCTCAGGGAAGCGTGCCGCCCAGGGCATCATGATCACCTGGCAGCGGGTGCGGGGAAGAATTGCATATATGGCCCGTAAACAGCGTCAGAAAAAGGCGATTCCGGAGATAACTGAAGAGGTAGATTCTGAGGTAACTCTCGAAACACTCGATGCCGCCCTAGATAGGCGGATCATGGAAATGTACTCCCGGCCGACATGCAAGGAGATCTCAGCAGAGCTTGAGCGAGAAGGCATCGATCTTGCCCCGAAGGAGATCTCCCAGCGGGTCAAGGAGATCCAGCTCCGGAAGATAGGCGAGAAGGTCGGGCAGACGATTGAAAAGCAAGTTCCCACACAGGCGAACGTAGCCGAGAGCATCCCCGCGCCCATAGAAGAGACTCACCCCGAACCCGTGCAGGAATGCGCAGCGCTGCAGGCAGATGGCGGGCCACAGAAAGAGGACACTCCTGAGAGATTCGTCACTCCCTCAAAAATAAGCGGCACAATCTGGGATCTGACCAACGCCGGCCTGACGCCCAAGGATATTTCCGAGCATCTCAATTTGAAAGGGCTCATGTGGACCGAAGAGATGGTCGAAAGGCGGCTTGAAAAGATAAAATGTGGAGCAGCATGAGGGCCATCGTGCCCATGAACCAGGGTGGCCTAGAGATCTGCGGCAATTGTATTTTCTGGGAAGCCCTTAAGGGCTTTGGAGATCTTGGTGTATGCCCGGCCAAAAGAGCCCGAGGGGACAAATGCACTACGACCAATCGCAACCAGCTTTGCAACGAGGAGACAGTATGCCAGTAAGATCCTGCTCAGAAAACAATCGCCCGGGATACCGATGGGGCGAAGAAGGAAAGTGCTACACTTATAAAAAGGGGGATAAAGAAGGTGCTTCGAGGGCCCGCGCCAGGGCCGAACGCCAGGGAGCAGCCGTCGAGGCTAACAGGAGGTGAACATATGCAAAAGATTTCAGAGGTTATTGATAAACTGAGGTCTGAAGTCGCCTTTGAATTATCGAGCATTGCTTTTTTAATTGGTGGCTCGTTTTATAAAAAAAGGCAATACGAACTTGCAAAGCTTTTGTGGGATAGTATATGAATGACGAAGATATGCACGGCACCTTGAAGTTAGCCATAAACGATGTTCTAAGTAGTGGCAACTGTGCCTGCATCCAAATCCGATCCGAACGAGGAGTACATATCTTCCGACTCGGCGAATGTACTCCGCTCTGCGCTCGCTTCCATCAGTGCGTAATGTATGACGAAAAGGAGAAGATACCAGAACCGCAGTCGCCAGTAGGTTTCAACCTGAACGAAGTAAGCTAAGAGGGAAAAAACGTATTTATAGGGCCATCGCGCAAAAAAGGATATAATCTGAAAACAATTTTTGGTAGGGGAGTGGGGGCTCTCCAAAATACATGGCCGAGATAGTCTCAAGGACACATCACGTTACTAACATCAAGTTAGTTCAGTTAGGTGATTGGCCTGCTCAGGATACTAATATCCAACCTAATGCAGTCGAGATGAGACTCTCGGTGACTTATCCGGAGAATTTCAGGCTCAAATTTCTCGAAGCAACTGCCATCAAGGAGGGGGTTTGGAAAGAGGTTTTCGAGTCTGCGGCAGTCCTCAAGGGTGCGGCCTCATCTCTACTGGGCAAGTACCTTTTGTGGGGTCATCCTGAAGTCGATTCTCAACCGAATTATCCGGACGTTGCTCTAGGGCAAGTGATTGGCGTCCAATTCGATGATGAAACCACCAGCACTAAAGTTCTCATAGCTGGCTGGGAGAACAGGATGCCGCCAGATCTCCTGGAACGTTTGGAGAAAGGCGATCCTCTCGGCGTCTCCGTAGGCCAGGTGGATTTCATGCACGAAAATGGAGGCGTATTCGACGAGAAGAATTATAAATATACAGTATCAAAAATATATTATGATCATATTGCTATCGTGCCCATCGGGGCGTGTCAGATTAAAGATGGTTGTTTGTTAAAAGCAAAAACAAACGCAAAAGCGAATCCAATAGTTGCGAAATCGAAGTTGAAGTTGAAGTTGAACGAGAAACAAGAAGGTGTGGAGATGGGAATGGGAAAGAAGAGTACCAAGAATCCTGCTACGAAGACCTGTCATCAGGACGAGCCGGGTGGTGGAGGATCAGTTGAGCCCCCTCCGGCCGCGAAGCCTGCGTTCGGATCACCAGAAGCTCTCGAAGAGTACGTCAAGGCTCAGTCGGCTCTGACCGACAAAGAACTGATGTTCTCACAGCTCGAGATGGCGATGGATTATGTCATGAACACGATCCTGACTAATGCCTCGAACGCATTTGATGCGGGCGATGCAGACTCTATCGTAGAGATCCTGAACTGGGCCGTCGAGCAGTGGAAAGCCGGAGCAGTTCTGATGAACCCGGTCGAAGCAGCTCCAGTGGAGGAAACAGTTCCTAATGAGGTTACCGGTGAGAATATGAACATGGCATGGAAATCTGAGAAGAGTAAGAAAAGTCAGAAAGCTCCGGACAAGCTCCTCTATCCTGTAGTCAACAAGACGGAAGAGGGGAAGATCAGCATATCCTGGAGTGCAACAGTAGACCCAGAAGAGGCCAAGAAGGCCTTCGAAAATATCATAGGCGAGATGGAGCTATCCCTGGCAGACCTACAGAAGAAGGCCGGCCTGACGGATGGCGCTGAGAAGGTTGCCAGAAGCATATTGATCGACGCCTTGAAGGGGGCCATGCCTGGCCTGAAGGATATGGCCAGGTACGAGACGATGCCTCTGGACATCCTCCAGGGTATCGTGGGCGATATCGTAGGTTCTTCGAAGCCTGCGGTTGATGTAACCAACCCAGGAATCGGGGCTACGCCAATCGAAGGCGCTCCTTCCGCACCATCTCCCGCACCGACAGTAACCCTTCCAACTCCGGCACCGTCTCCAGCTCCATCCCCTTCTGTAAAATCTCCGACACCAATCACGCTTCAGAAGCCATCTCCGACAAAGGGTGGCGGCGAGACCTACCTGGAGCTCAAGAAACGGATGGAGAAGGAACTGAAAACGTCGATCTGAATGTGAAGGTGACAAATCATGTTCACGCTTGTTCTAGGTTGATAAGATAACATTCCGCAACGAATATAGAAACAATTCTAAGGAGAGTGGGGGAATAAATGGCATTAACTGGTGAGGTCGCTGGCGATCTACGTCTCGGCATGACACGCATAACTGCGTGGCTGTTCGAAGGCAACATGACGCCAACGTCCGTATTCAGCCGAACTGGCCTCAAGAGAGAAGACCAGGTGGCAATTGAGAAAGAGATAGTCGAGGGGGAGCTCGTCGAGTTCTTCGACAACGCTGCGCTGACCTATGTGGCAACGGGCGGTCTGCCTGTAGTCCAGAAGATATCCGGCAGCGGCGCAAAGTATGTAGCTAGGGTAATTGAGATCCATCCATATGAGGACTGTCCTGCTGCGGCCATGACAGACCTGGGCCTGATGCTGGCTGGCAAGAACCTCCGGAAGGCTACAATTGAGCCGGTCGGAATGGTCGGAATGATGACCCTCGAGGTCACCGTCGAGGACCACGACGGGGCATACACGCTGGCAGTCGGAGTACCGGCATCTCTTGCCTGGGACCAGAGTGCAGGCAAGTTTATGTACGGAGCAGGGACGAACAACAAGCTTGTGCCTCTGCACCGCATAACCGGGTCTACTTCGGTCGACGTCGTGGCCCCTGTCCTGGTTGGAGTGGGGATGCAAACCATTGAGGTAGTCACTTAGGAGGGATAGAAGATGGTAGACACTTACAAGGATATCGATGGCCTGCCTAACGACTACATCTGGCAGAAGGAGTTCATAGAGGGCTTCATGATCGAGAAGTTCTCTAAGACGATGGAGTGGCTGGATTTCATCCCGAAGGTCGAGACGGATGCCGAAAGCATTGTAGGCTACAGGGAACAGTATTCCGCCGACACTGATCCGAAGAAGAGACTCCCCAGGAAGAGAACATCTGGCGCCGAGTTCGTAGTCGTGACAGCTTCTGACCTCCAGGAGATCTCGGCTATCGTGGCTCAGGCCGGATGGAGCGTAGTCTTCACGGAGAGGGCGAGAAGGTTCGCAAGAACCGACCGGGACATGGTCCGCCGGAGGCTGATGAGAATCATCAACTGGATGGGCGAGTACATGAACCGCGAGATCATAGCTTCCCTGACCAATGCCACGAAAGGCGTTGACAGAGAGACAAGCGGCATGAAGTTCTACGATAGGACAGTCGCAAAGTGGTCTGCGGAGACGGCCAACCCAGTTGACGACATGATCCTGATGAGCCAGGACATGGAGGATCACGCGCCAGGCTACAGGGCAACCGATTTCTTCGTCCACAAGGACAACTTTGCCGAGATGCTCCGGCACCTGATCAACCTGGACGTGGACAGGCCGACCAGGGAGGCTCTGTTCGGTATGCCGCAGGCCCAGATGGACAGTATCTATATTCCAGTGCTGGGCGCGACTATCCATAAGGTCCAGTACGGCCTGACCGAAGGCGACATCATGGCTATGGATCGCAGCATAACTCCCGCGACGATGTACTACACGTACAACCCAGAGTACGCGCCCAAAGAGTTCGTACCGATGGAGAACGGCCAGACGCTCGACAACAACTTTGGCCTCCACAGCCACAGATACCTCGAGGACAAGACTCACGAGCTAAACATCCAGCTCTGGCTTGAGAACACGATCATGGTCAAGGACGCGACAGCCGGCCTGTTCATGCCTTCTGGATCATACGGAATCTAAATAGGCGGAGGCGATTCACAATGGGATTTCTTAGAAAAGTCTCCAAGATAACCTCCGGCCTATTTTTCAGGTTCTCCGGCGTTCTCGACATGGGGTCCGAGAAGATAGTCAACGTAGCTGACGGGACGAATCCACAGGATGCAGCCACCAAAGCCCAGATAGACGCGATAGTAACTGGAACCGGGTTCATGGCAGTCGATGGAACGACTCCCATGACGGGCGTTCTGAACATGAACACCCACAAGATCTCCGGAGTAGTCGATCCGACAGCTAACCAAGAGGCAGCCACGAAGAAGTATGCCGATGACGTAGGCGGCCTCATGGTCAAGAAGGACGGCAGCGTAGCCATGACTGGCGCACTAGACCTAGGCACACACAAGATAAACAACGTAGTCGATCCAGCGGCCAACCAGGATGCTGCGACCAAGAAGTATGCTGACGACGTGGGCGCTTTGATGGTCAAGAAGGACGGCACAGTTGCGATGACCGGAGCACTTGACTTGAGCACCCACAAGATCAACAACGTCGTAGATCCGGCAGCTAACCAGGATGCCGCCACCAAGAAGTACGTAGACGACCAGATCGATGCCGTCAACGAAGATCTCCTGGCAGACGCGAAGACCTCAGTCCTACGACATGGCGTTGTAACCCTCATAGACGGAATCCTTGCCGTCATATTCAAGGCAAGCTCGAAGGCTACAATCAAGGGGACCGAGCAGGAACCTTTCGACCTCACAGGGGTAGGCGATGGCGGGACTATTCTCGTAGAAGTAGATGAGGAAGGCGAGAAGACTGCGACAGTCAACTTCTCTGCTGGCAAAAAGACAGGCGGGACAGCCGCATTGACTGATCTATCGCTCGAAACGGACACCAAGTTCAAGATCAGCGTAGACGACGACGAACCCGAAACGGTGACATGCGATTGGACGGGCTGCGTTACCGGCCTCCTGATAGCGGCCGAGATGGAGGAAAAGATCCAGGCGAAGGGTGAAAAGAAGGCCTTAGTTACAGTCGCTTTCGACACCAACAAGTACGTCATAACATCGCCAACGCTCGGCAAGAACTCCTTGATCAGGATAACTGCGGCAGACGACCACGACTGTTGCGACGAACTACAGATCAGCGCGGACTATGGATCGTACACTGATGGAGCTGGAGACGTCGATGATGCCAGCGAGGTATATGCGTCCGAGATAGCAGCCGTCATAAACGGCGACATGACGGAGTTCGTTGATGCCGAGGACGACGACGGATACGTCCGGATAACCTCCAAGGTGGCCGGCCATGTATCATATCTGTTCATGGGCAACAGCACCCTCAAGACGGTGCTTGGTCTGGGACAGGGCAGAGAAGAGTTCGGCTTCGATGGCCTCGGGTACGACACCGACATGGCAGACGACGACTACACAGTCGTAGCAACCCTAAAGGATGCAGCTCAAGCAGGTCTAGGTCTTGTAGACAAGGGTCTCTCCATAACCAACATCGGAACAGCAGGGTTCACGGTGGAATGCGAGGACGATACATCTGTTGATGACGTCTTCGTGCTCATAGCCGGCCTGGGAGCGAGCTAAACTAGGATAACGTAGTTGGGAGTGGGTTGGGTGGGGAGTACCCAGCCTCCCCCGTATTTTCCTTCTTGCGGGAGTAATTTAGTAGCTTAAAAACTGGAGAATTCCAAATGACGGAAGCTGATTGGTTAGATGGAGACGGTAAATTAAAAAAGATCAAAGTCTCCTCTGGTGATGGAGAGCCTGGGACAGGGTATATATTCCCCAGATCTATAGACCAAACCGAAGATGGCGAAACGAACAAGGTCCGGGCTACCCAGCCCGACCCAGACGACCTGAATGCCAACGCTAACCTCCAGGTAGGCAACGTAGACGTCTCTTCCGGGAACCCTATCCCCGTCCGTAACGATTACCTTAACCCTCCAGCAATTTTTTCAGAGGGCGACCTGGAAGGAGAGGACGAATGGATCGCCGACCTTCAGCCCCAACGGGGGATGGTGCTGATAGAGTTCTATGGCGAGTCCTGGGATGGCACCCTCTCCCTCCAGGTCAAGAAAGGTGTAAACGGACCATGGCGAACCTGGAAGACCTATACTCAGAACGGCTACGATGTCGTCGACATTCCTGCTTCTGCGAGATACATACGTGTAGGTTTTGCGTTCGGAGACTACGTTTCCGGCCTGGTCAGCGTATCGGCGGAGCAATCGTAAATCAAAATTGTAAATCGTAAATCGTAACAGAGGAAGTCTAAAATGAGAATGCTTGAAGGACACTTTGTTGGCGAGGGCACGGTTCTCGAAAGTACGATGGTCACCCAGATATCCCTGATGTCTGAACCCGACACCAGGAACCAGATTTTTGATGCGCTAAACTACACGGTCGAACTCGGTAAAGCAGCGAGGTACATGCTGAACGAACTCATGTTTCACGAGCAAGTGCGCACTTGCAGACCGGAAAAGATGGAAGCATTCCTCACCAGGTTCGTAGACGAGAACTGGCAAGGAGTTTTCAATGGCTCTTCCCTGGCGCCCAACTGGACGAATCACCCATGAGCAAAATTCCCAAGACCATCAAGGATCTCCAGGAGCTTGACAGGAAGCCCAAACAAGAAGCCTACCAACCAGTCCCGACTCTGAACGAGGACGCAGCATCCATTGATGGCCTGATCGATCTGCTCATAGTGAAAGGGGTCATCCAAGGAGATAACGAGACTACGGCTGAACAGCTAGTCAAGAAGTTTATCGATCGCTATGGGTCGGCCATAAACGGTCTCTATATGCTGCTCATCGAAAAAGAACTGGTCACAGAAGAAGAACTCCACGAGGCCCAGAATGTCTACCACGATGCAGTGAGACACTTTGGTGCCAGGGCAACTACATTCGAAGAGGTTCAAAGTTTTAGGAAGAACATGCTCCGAAAACGCCTGGGTCTCGATGCTCAAAAACAAGTTCTTCCTGCAATGTAATGGCCATCTCCAGTCTCTGGAGGATCCAATCTGCTCGATATGCATGGCACTGAAAAAGAAGGCTCGCGAGAACGAAAAAATGGACAAGGAAAAAGGAAACCGTAAGGGAGAGATCTAGATGGGATATTGTAATTATCTGGAAGACAAAATGCTTGATCACGCTTTTGGCGGAGCACCCTTCTCCACCCCCCCGGAAACACTTCTTGTTGGGTTGTGTACAGGAGTGGATGAGGATGGAGTTATTACCGGCGAACCGGTGGGATATAGTTATGCAAGGGTCGAAGTCGATAACGATGCCGTGACGTGGGGGGCAGCTAACGAAGGAACCAAGGCCAACCTCATACCTATAGTGTTTCCAGAGGCCAGCGGACCCTGGGGAACACTGACCAAGGCCTTCTTAACTGATGGCTCGAACACGTTCGCCTTCGGAGATCTCGACCCCCAAAAAATACCTACGTCTGGAGATACTATAACCATAGAGACAGGGAAGTTCAAGATAACTTTGGATTAAGTCTCGATGACTATAAAATATTGCGACTACGCCAACGGCAACGATACTACAGGTGACGGCAGTCGTACCAATCCCTATAAAACAATCACCCGAGCCAGTGAAGGTCTCACTGGAGGAGATGAAGTTCGATGTGCGAAAAGTGCAGCTCCATCCGCCCTTTCCGGCACTCTGACTTGGACGAATGGCAGTGCAACCGTGGCTACGTCAGTTGATCTCACTGGTGTTCTGGCAGCTAAGGATTTCATCCGCAAAACGACACTCAATGCTGCTGATTATGATGTCTGGTGGGAGATCTCTAGTATAACCTCAACGACAATAACGCTTGCATCAAAGTTTCGGGGTTATTCTGATACTACAACGGGTCTGAAGCTTGGCGTAACGGACACCGGGGGGGCAGCAGCAACCACAACGCACGTACAGGAAATCAGCGCCAGCGGTTCAAGTGTATCGAGTAAGTTGAAGATTTCAGGGGGCTGGGATCTATCACTAGAGTCCCCTGAACAAACCGGGCTTACGATGTATTGGCAATCTGGTACCAATAGATATGGATATGGGTTATATTCTTCCTCCAAAAATTATATATCTCTTAAAAAGCTTGGGATGTTAAGATATTATTATTCATTTTATATAGGTGGATATTCGTATGACTGGGATTATATATACTCACTAAATCCTGGCTCGATGCCCATTAGCTTCTCTGCGGATACGTCGGGTTCGCAGTCTATTAATCACCATTATTCAGCAACTACTGGCACAATCAGACCTCTCTACATCTTATCATCAGATTGTATTGTCAAAAACTCTGCTTTTGTGGGTGGTTATGGTTATCAGGTGAGTTTCACTGTATTCGAAAATTGTGTATTTGATTTGACCTTATTTAATTTTTATGCAGGAATCTCGTTTTTCATTAATTGCGATTTCAGGAGTTCACCCATAACTTCCTATACGCACGGAATTGTATATATGTATAATCCCGTCAATCTACCCAGCCTTTCTACGTTTGGTTTATCCGCTTATTATTACAACAAAGATCCATATCTATACGATCTCCCTCTGTATCGTGCTTTCTTTGTGAAAAATCTAGACGGAGATGGGATTGATTATACTGTAACCATTGGAGGAATAGGAAAATCTAATGTTGTAGACGCTCGTTCTGGAAAATGTTTAGAAATTATTCCGGGGTCTACGAGCTACTATCATATCCAAGATTTCCAGTTCCCGGCTAATGTCAGCACAGCCCGTTCACTAAAATTCTACGCCAAAAAGTCTGCCGCCTTCGATGGGTCTGCTGATGCCGCCATCCTCTTCATGGGAACCAAAATTACGGATTGGACTGCAATCAGCAACTTAAGCACGAATTATCAGGAATATTCAATAATAGCAGATGCGGATGATACTCCACTGTCTGGAGTTTATGTATTGAGAATCCGCGTTCTTAAGGGGAGCGCAGGATCGATCTATATTGATGATCTGAGCCACTCATGATATTCGATGGATCACTTGAGCATTGGGATGGGGGTGTCGTAAGTGGGCTATGCCTAAATCCGTTAGATTACTGGGATGGCCAGCCGGTTGGCTTAGTTGGCAAATGGCTATCCTCGGTTGAATGTGATATGGGCGGGGAGTCGGCTCTAAATGCAGAATCCAAGACTGCCATGGAATCCGACTGTTCTCATGATGGGGAGAGTTCAATCATGGCAGAAGGTTCAACTTCAATGCTTCCAGCATGCGTTTTGCAGGGCGAGGCGACGATGGCATCTGAAGCAAGGACATCCATGTTATCCGATTACATTCTCTCCGGAGAAGGAGTAATTGGCGCAGAAGCATTTGTGTCGATGCTGGCAGCCTGCGAGCTGCTCGGCGAGGCAATGATGGAAACTGAAGCAATAACAGCAATGTTTACTGCGTGTGTTTTGCCCGGGGACGCGACGATAAAACCAGAAGCAAAGGCATCAATATTATCTGATTGTGCTCTCTCCAGCGAAGGTTCA